CTTTTCTGACGCTTTATCAAGGTCTTTTACTGCCAGAGAGGTATGTATCCCGGTCGCACCCCGGAACTTGCATTCCTGTTCAAGAGCTTCAATCCCGCCCTGTTTGACAATTCGTCTGGCAAGGTCAAGCCCGTCCTCCCTGCCTCGTTCATATTCACGCATTTTATTCATTGTGTTAGACCTCCACGCTTTTTTAGCTTTCTCATTCAGTAGCCCTCCTTATCTTCTGAGTCAGAATGTCAAATTCCATCAACATCCTACGATCATTCTTGTTTGAGTATGCGATTGTTTGCTGCCCATCATATATGACCGCATATCTTCCGTTAATGTCATATGCCCCGCTGATTGCCTGCGATATCTGACTTCTTGTCTTTCCTGTCAATTCTGATATTTCAGCAAGCGTCAGCTCCCCGATATACTTTGAACCGTCGTATACGTCATACAGTTTCATGTTTCTTTACTCCTATCAGTTCGTATGTCCTGTGCGAACCAGTTCCGTGAAATACGATCAATCCATCGTCCTCAAACTGTCTTAGATGCCTTTGAACAGCACTCCTGCTGATATCTAGTTCCTCAGATATCTTCTTGGTTGTTGGAGTCCCTTTGTGAGACATTGCGTATTTACGGATGAAATAATAAATATCCTTTCGGTTCTGCATCCATTGCATGTGTTTTTGATACCGTAATGCGTCCATATTCACGATTCCTTTACAAAAAATCTTCTATGCTTATCTGACTGTTTTCCTCAAAAACAAGCATTTCTTCTTTTGCTCTCTTAAAGAAATTTCTATCAATTTCAAATCCGAAAGCATTTCTTCCTATTTCATGTGCAGCTCTTAACGTTGTCCCGCTTCCGCAACATGGGTCTATTACTACATCTCCGGGATCAGTAAACGTTTCAATCAATCTTTTTAAAAGTTTGACTGGCTTTTGTGCCGGATGAATTTTAGGAATATCTTTTCCATCTTTCTCCCAATCGAACCAGTTAAAAACCATGTGCCCTGTACCTCTGATTGTTTTTCCATTTTCGTCAGTCTGAACGCCGTTCCTAAACTTAGGAAGCCTGTCTCTGTAAAACAATAATGCGTATTCCGTAGCTCCAACCACACGCATATTTGCTTTTAATACTTGAGGGCTGTAATTTTTTATGAAAACAAGTGGGATATAATGTACAAAACCATGTTTTTCAGCAGCTTTAATCAATGTTTGTGTTTGTTCAAACGAGCAAAATACAATCATGCATGGAGAATTGCTACTTCTTCCTCTTGGCACAGGTGTTGTATCTTCTTTTTTTAACATTCTTGAACAAAAGTGAAAGTATTCATATAAGTTAAAATTAAAATCTGAATTAAAGGCAGCTTTTCCTGCTAGTTTACTTTCACCATTTTTATTATCCCCCCCTACATACCACATAGGGTTGCTCCCGTAAAAATTATTCGCTACATTATACGGAACATCAGCTATAACGAGCTGTGCTCTTGGAATTGCATATTTCTTGTAATTTTGCATTGAGTCTCTGTATATTTCACATTTTAATTTCATATTTCAAAGAAGCCCGGTGCACCCTTACGTCACATGAAGGCAAGCTCCTTTCATTTTTTATTCGTACGTTTTCTCATCAATCAAGTTCTGAAACCTTTCAAAAGCCCGGATTGATACTTTATTATTCTGCTTCTCTGGTTTCAGTGAAACTTGCAAGTGTGTATCTATGATGTGTGAAAGTTCTCTGGCGAGGGATTTTTTGCCCTGCTTCAAACCATCGTAATAACCTTTTGCCAGTCTGTACTCATCAATCTGTTTCTTTCCTGCTCCCTGAGAGCCACCAGTCTTATTTCTAAGCTGATATCCCTGATCTGCAAGCCATTTGATGTAAAACTGTTCGGCTCTATCAAGGCTAGCTTCGGAAAAATTCTCACAGATCACTGTCCATCCGTAGGGATTGTTTTCTGAATATAAGCCATGTTTCTTAAGGCTCAAATCAATGTGTTGCTGATGTCCTGCACTGTGCTGGCACAATCTGGTGAGTATATGTTTTGCCTGCCCTGCATACCCAAACTTGAATCCGTCTTCATCAACTCTGCGTAAAATATAGACTCCCGAATTATCATTCAAATTTGGATTGAGCTTGAGCCATCTCTTTCGGTTCTCGGCTTCAATTGCCTTAGCTTTTACAAAATTTTTATAGTTACTATTCAAAGACTTATCACCTCGATTCATTTTCAGTGTGCCTTTGATACCATTATGATACCACTTCGATACCTGTGTTGCAAGATAAAAATGATACCACTTTGGTACCTGATTGACACCGATAATCAAAAATGCTACAATGTTCTAAAAACAAGGGAGGGATTTCACATGACCGTCAAGTCTGATAAGACCAGAACTAACATCACGTTCCCGATACAGCTTAAAGAACAGCTTGAGCAGATTGCCAAGCAGGAGAACAGGAGTTTTAATAATCTGGTCATTACTGTTCTCCAAGATTTTGTAAAAAGTGCCGATAAATAGTCGGTGCTTTTTTATTTAACTGTTATTCTCTCTATCATCCTCTACAGCCTCACCAAGGCAATCCATAACCGGTCCTGACTCAAGCAAGCATTCTCTTTCTCTGGTATTTTTACCATCATTTGAGCGCCAATCCCCGACAATATATAGACTTGCGTATGCGGTCAGAATATCTGTTTCCATATTCCAATAATTAATATGGATTTCGTATGCAGCATTTGCAGATATTACATATCTGAAAATGCCTTTGGTGACTTCTTTCCAGTCTTTTAAATTTGTTGATACCATATTTACTCCTCCACAAATGGTGGCTTCTCATCTTTGAAGAAACTTTCATAATCGAACCATTCATCTTTAATGAAATTTCCAATAATTTTCACTGAATGTCCAAGTCCTTTCGTAGCAACTCTAACATGCTTTCCTTTCATTTCTATCAGGTCATCTACGCCAACAACGTCCATGATTCTCATAATCGCTTCAAGCCCTGCCTTTGAACCTTTAAAGTTTTCCGAGCCAAGGTAACCATGTCCTAAAACATATCCTCCGAATACAACTCCCCATCCGCCGCCAGAAAGAGTGAGGTCAAGGGTGAGTACTCCGTGATCTTTAAAATTCAATGATACATTTGTAATTTCAGCATTTCTTAATCTGTTTCCGTCGTTAATAAGTTCTTCTTCTGTCCACTGTTTCATTTTGTTTCCTCCCTGTATGGTTCGTGAATCTCAATTTAACTATTCTTGCAAAAATCGCATTCAGTATTGCATTTTTTCCACTCATCTGAATATTCTTCGTACCCATCTGCTCCGTTCAAATACTTGTATGCAAGCACATTCATACATCTTTCGCAGGCCGTAGAAAAAACAACAAGTGCTTCCTGTAATGTATAATCTCCGCTGTTTACCATTGCCATTATGACATCTTGATTTCCACCTCCAATACTTGTATGAAAGTCAATAAGTGGTGTAGTATCCGTTCCATAATCCCATTTTCTTCCCCATGGCTGCCACCACTTTCTTGTTTGGCTACACCCACAATTAGTGCATATATGGCCTTTTAATCCCTTTATCAGGCCTGTATCCCTTTTCCAATATTTCCGTTTGTGCTTGCACGCTTCTTTCTCAGCTTTTCCATGCACTACATAAACGTGTTCTGTTATTTGTAACGGAAAGCAGGAATGGTACGTTATCGCTCCTTCTGGTGCTTCACATGCCAAATCATCTTCTGGCTTAATTAAATTTCCGTTTTCATCCTCATACCAAATTCCCAACTTTAATTTTGATTTATCAATTTCCATTTTTTCTCCTTTCAAAACGGGCATAAATTCAAATCAACATTCAGTCCCGGTCTTGCGATCTGCACCAGAACATCATCTCCGGCAACGTCCTGTATCTCTTTCTGCATCACTTCCGGATTCCCCCATCCCTCTGACAGGTGGCACAGCGTTATGGTTCTGAGCGAAGCGGTCTTGTTCACTCGGATAATCTCTTTCACAGTAGATAAACTGCTGTGCCCCCGGATGGAGTGTTCAAACTTGAATGAGTCCTGCTCCGGTGACTCATCAAGATGATTACATTCTATAAGGAAGTGATTTATTCTCATGTTCTTGAATGTGAACGGCAAATATGAGAAGTCTGTCGCATATATTATCCGTCCGCATTCTTCGTGAGATATCATGTATGCAAAGTTTGGTGTCTTGTCGTGTGGGACGTAGAAAGGCGTTGCCCGGAACGAACCTATGTCCTTCAATTTCTTCTCTGGCAATCCGATCATCAACTCACCAGATACTACGTTCACAGCTTCAACTGTCTCGTCATTGGTGTAAATTTGAATGCCGGACTGCATTAGATTCTGGAATGATTTCAGGTGATCTCCGTGTCCATGGGTCAATAAGCAACCTGAAACATCCGATACCCTGTATGAAATTCCTTTCAAAATCTCTGAATATCTGCATCCGCAATCCAGAAGTAAGATTTCGCCAGATTCAGATTTAAGCGCATAGCAGTTTCCCGGCTGGCTACCTGTATTTATTACTCGCATGAACATTTTGAATCACCTCACTTTCCTTATTTACAAAATAACTGTTCTAATATTGTTTCTGACTGTTTAATTGTTTCCTGCATATCATCATAAGAATATGGGATTTTTTCTTGAAGTTTTTCTAATTCTGCATAAGAAACTGAAAACAGGCAATCCTGGAGCAGTTTAAATTCTTTCAAAGTCATTTGAATATTTATTGTTTTATCCCAATCTATTTCCGATTTTAATATCTTCATACTTCATCATCCTCTGGAAATCTAAATATAACTTCATTCATTCCAATTTTAGTAACATCTCCCACAAGGCTTTTAGCATGTATTCCAAGGCTTGCATCATTCAGCATTGACATTACATCTACGCAACTCTTCTTTGATGAATAGCTTGCCATCAAATACGGGATTTTCCGCGTATCGCCCGAAAACACCGCCTGAATATGATTTTCAGACACAATAATAGCTGTCAGGTCATATGGGAGATTGATTTCCCCGTTCTGAGATATAATCCTCATAGTTCTCACCTCGTTTTTCGAAAAAGTCTTTTGCCGACTCATAGTACGGTCAGTTTTCGCACCGCCCGATACAAGCCATATATTTACCGAACTTTCCTGAGTCGCACCGATCAAAATTGATGCAGTCGAAGTACATCATGTTCAATCATCTCCGAAAAATAACTCTCTCATGTCAACCGGTTCGTATTTCTTGTGCAGCAACTTTTTATTCCGCCTCGCTCCATGTGGGTCATTGCAAATGAAGCTTCTGCATATTTCTGGTCTGACTGGATAAATCTCACATTTATTATTCCTTTTTGAGCCATTCAAAAACGGACAGGTCAAGTCAAATCCAAGATTCTTGACTGGATAATTGTGTTGTTGTTCCTGTATATGATTCTTTTTGATGTACCGTCTGATTTCTTTTATCTCTTTACCAGAGACCGGGAGTAGGGTGGAGCAACAAGCCCCGCACCCTGTACATTTTCCATTCTCTGTGTAATCGTAAAGACCATTCTCCATATTTTTGAATGCTTCTGCTAATGTTCCTACCATATTAATGCAGCTTCCATCCTACATTTCCTCCTGCTTCATAAAATCTGGTATGCTTGATTCCTGTCCTGCTGCCGGAACCGGTTCTTTCTCGGCAGTCTTTACGACTTCTGCGACTGTTGGCTGTTTAGGCTGTTCTTCGATTGCCGCTGGCTCGTCTGGGATAAACTCTTCTGCATTGGCGTTCTGTTCGATTTCATAAGCAACTTCATGTTCAATAATGTCCTGCTTTGGAATTTCTTCTGTAGCTTCCTCGACTTCCTGAACAAAAATATCACCATGACTATTGATAATCTGCTTTAATGCACGATTGATAACAGTTTTCTTTGCCATCTGGTCAGTAAACTTCTGGTGTGTTCCATTACCGTTTTCCTTGTAACCATATCCCTGTGACCAAGACTGTTTGATCTGCTTTATGTTCATTACTTCCAGATGTTTTGTTCCGTCTTCCATCAGAACCACTGCATATGCCCCAAGAATCTTATCGTTGTCAATGTCCATAAAATCCTGTTCGTGAGAATCCAGAACCTTGTTTCCATCTTCGATGTGGTATTTGAACTTATCACCATCGTAGATGATCTCGGCATGGATATCTTTCATTCCATATCTTCTGGCGATTGTAATGTTTCCGAAGTAAGACCTCTGGAACTGACACTGGCCGGAATAGGCAATGAAATAACCCTGTTTTTTCTGAACTGAAAGTCCGAGCGTTGCCATGTTCATAAGGCTGTTTGCAATGCTTGTAGCTGTGCAAGATTCCAGAACTGGCTTATTGTTTCTGTCTTTTGTTTCTTTCAGAGTCAGATATGCCCCCATGAGTGCATTACTGAGGTTGTAGTCTTTTGGGAATGAAAGACCGTATTCACATTTTTTTTCAAGCTGCTTAACCAATCCATCAATGAATGAGTTGTTGATTACGATTGCCGCCTGCTGTTCTCCTGCTGTTGCTAACTGTGTTTTGTTTGCCATAACAATTCTCCTTTTCTATTAATCGCAATAAGTTCTATTGCAAAATGGGCATCCTGTAATTAATTCCTTTGATGCTCTCTCAACAGAAATTCCATTCCACTCTTTTCCGTTTCTTGTTCGTCCTTTTTCAGAATAGATATTCTGTCCGCAACTGAAACATTTTCCGCTATGCGGTGCAAAATGCGGATAACCTTTTTTCGTGCAATATTTTTCCTGTGCTTTTGTTGCTTTTGAAATGTCATAAGTTTCTTCCATTTTTTATTCTCCTTTTCTATTTTTTTATATATTTGCCAACACGCTATTTGCGTGATTGCATCGTTCCGTACCTGTGCAATTTTGTGAAGTTCCAAACCACCGGAGTTTAGCGATAAAAAAGAATGGCATTTTTTGTACCCATGTAAATTCATAGGTCTGTTAAACCTCAAATATTAAATTTACATGGATTCTAGTGAGTGAACACGTTCCTCACTTTGCAGGTGCAAAATCATCTGTAGCTTGATTAAGCTAAAATTATCTGTTATGCTATTATCAAATATAGTTTGCTCTATATTTTGTGTGGAGCAGCTAGGCTGTCGCCAAACAAGTTCCTAGCTGTTCCGCTTTTCTCAAATCTCCGTTACCGTCATATCCCCCTCAGCAACTTTCAAGAATATCAACTGCGCATCTGCCTTAATTCCTGCCAGACTGCTGTTGTCCAGTTCTGCTGCACAGTCAACGAATATCGGATAACTCACGCCATAAAATTTCTGCAAGCCGTCCATGATGGCAATTTTGCCTTTCATCATCAGGGCTGTATTGGCGTTCCCGATCAGTTTCTTCCAGTCACCGTCCTTGTCCTGCACGTACCAGATGCAAGCGTCTACGACTTCACCGTTCTTCTGTGTATCGAACAACTTCACCTTAACTCCGTCAAAATACTGGTTTACTGCATCTTCAAGGGCTGTATTCTTCGCCATACTTAGGGATTTCAGTTCATCCAGAATCATCTGTGCGTCAGCCTTGTTCTGTGCGTGCTGTTTCTTGCTTTCCTGAAGCTTCTCAATCTGCTCGTCAATTCGAACATTATTGTTGGCTTCTCCGATTTTCTGGTTGGCTGCTGCCAATTCCTGTTTCTTGCCGGATAACTGCTCCGAAAGCTGTTTCTTTGCTTCTTCGCCATCGTCCAGAGAATTAAGTTCCTGCTGTTTCTCTTTGATTGATGCAAGAATCTGCTGATATTTGGCATTTCCTGATAAGTCTGGCTCTTTCGGTATAGCTTCCAGATTCTTGTTTTCTGCGTCCAGAGAAGTCTTAATCTGCTCTAACTCATCTGTCAGTTTGGAAATTTCAGATGTGAGAGTTTCTTCCTGCTTATGCGCTTCTTTCATATCGGCAGACGCTTTGTTTCCAACCTGAATAACTTCATCAAGTTTGCGTTTCTTGTCCTGTTCCCATTCTTCCTTAGCTTTTAACTGCTGATTGATTCTTTCCTGTTTTTTCTGCTCAAATCTGCTTTTTAACTGTTCAATCTGCTCTGCCGGAAGATTCTGACCGCAAGTCGGGCAAATGGTATCCGCATCCTTGAATGTCTCAGATTTAACGCATTCCAGAGCTGTGTTGTCCCATTCTGTATCTTTGATTTTTGGATATTGTGTTCTGGCATTCTGCAATTTTTCAAGAAGATCTTTTTTCTGTGCTCTCAGGCTCTCTAATGCAGAAGTCTTTCTATTCAACTCTGATGTTTTGATATTCCTGTCTAATTCAAGAGTGCTAACTTTATTGCAAACCGATGATTTCTGCTCTAACAAGTTCGCTTTAGCCTTTGAGTCTATCTCTAACAGTTTGGTTCTTAACCCTGCCAGTTCTGCTTTAATCTCTCCGGCTTTCTCGTTGCCTGCCTGCGCAATCTGTTTTTCAAGGTCAGAAAGCTGTTCCTGCAAAGCGTTCTTCTGCAATTCCAATTCGGCAACATCAGTGTCAACCTTTGACTGCTCCATGCCGATAATCTGGTTTGGAATGGCTTTCAACTGTTCTTCTGCCTTTTTCAGCGTTGCGCTGTTCATGGCTTTGATTTCGTCTGCCTTATAAGTTTCCAGAAGCGGTACCAACTCGGCACAGTCTGGAACCGTCTTGGCAATCTCTAAATCTGATTTCCCGGCACCGTCTGACATGGAAAACAGAATTTTTCTGGCATCTGCATCTTTCAGATCTGTGAAGATTTCCATGTGGGATAACATAAGGAAATTATCAAAATCAAATCCTCTCTCTTTTAAATCGGCTTTAAAGTCTCTTTCGGCTTTCGGAACGCCGTTGATTTCGTACTTGTTTGATAATGCAACCTTGCCCGGCTTTCCGTCCTTTGGCTTACTTTCTGTGCGCTTCTGGAACTTTGCTACGCTTACCGGCTTCCCATCAATTACAAGGTCAATATCAACTCTTGGCAGGCATTCTCTGCCATCATCGGGTCTGATATCCGGGTTGCTCTTTAAACTGTAGTCCTTGTCACAGAACTCCCACATATGAGCGTCTGCCAGTGTGGTTTTTCCGCATCCGTTCTTCCCGGAAACGACTGTTCTGTGTCCAAACTCTATTTTCTTTTCTGACTGGCCTTTAAAATCGGTCAATCTAATTTCTCTTACTTCGATTTTCTTCATATTACAAAATCTCCAATCTTTTTACTGATACCTCCAACGCTGTTACCCATGATTGACTCTGATCAGACCACAGTTCCCGGCTTTGGAATCTTCCACGGAGTTTGATTTTTGCTCCCTTTTTCAGATTTTCTATGGCATCTGCGTTTTCCTCCCAGCACAAACAACTGATGGCATCTGATCTGGTATATCCGTCTTTCTTCTTTCTGTTTACCGCCAGAAGTATTCTTGCCAGCTTCCTGTCGTTTTTTGTGCCAATCATCTTTATTGTTGGATTTTTAATCAGATATCCAGTCAGATAAACTTCGTTTGCATCGTGTTCTTCCAGTCTTTCAAGGTACTGAATGTCCATTGCTCTTACATATGCTACAAGGCTTTTCTTACCATCTTCCCGGACTGTTCGACTTCGCATTTCACCATATACACTGGCAATCAGCTCTGTTTCCCTTGAAATCATATGCTCCGGCACAATAATTGGAAGAATGTCATAGGATGCATTCTTTCTGAATATTGTCATTCTTCCCTCGTACATCTTGGTTCCACCGTATTCTTCATGTGAGAATACGAACCCTGCCGGAATGTCACCTGATAAAAGAACCTGGTTCTCATCTCGCATCTTCATTTCCTAAATCACCTTCTTCATTCAACAGCAATAATGTCTCCACAAGAACTGCTGCCTGCTTCAAAACAATGTTACTGAGTTTCTTGTTTCTCGCTTCGAGTTTTGCGTTTTCCGCTTCCAGATCACAAATAATCTCGCTTGCAAGTGGTTTCTGTTCGTTGGATGTGTGTGTTTTAGACATAAAAATGCCCTCCTAATTATTTATTTGATAAATACAGGAAGGTGTGTTATACTTGTCCTGTATTTAACTTAGCCAAATTAAGTTAGATACGTGGCTCCATGTGGTATGTCGGTACCTGTGGAGCCAACTTTTATTCGCTTTCTTTGGTGCAGAGGCCCAGCATTGCGAAGCACACTTTCTTCTCAACTAATGCGCTTTCCTCTGTTCTGAGATACGCTTCAAACGCTTTCATCCTACCGACAAGCTCGGCGTATTCCTCGGCTACGGTCTCTGCTCTGAAATCCATCTTATTTTCTTTCTTCATTGCAATCTCCCTCACAATATGGGCATTTGTTGTCCATCAAAATTTTGTTCAAATGGTCAGTTACTTTCTTTACATTCTCTTCCTGCTGATAACCGCCCTCTGCAATGCTGTACATATCAAATTTTATTAATGATTCTTTCTTATATATGTTGATGTGCAAGCTGCATCCGATCTTGTAGTTTGCAAAATGAAATGCTACCGTTCTACCAGTTTCTTTCTGAACTCTCCTGCACAACTGGTACAGTTCATCTACGGTCTTATCAAAATCATTTATCTTCATCGAAAATCCCTCCAAGTAAATCACCAAATAATGTTTTTACAACTTCTTTGATTTTTTCTTTTTGAATAGTTTTAAATTCTTCTTCGTTCATCAGTCCGATTTTGACCGCTTCGTCAATCTCCTGCTTCACAGATTTCTCTGTTTTTTTGCCATCTTCCATAATGGTTTCTTTGATTCCACGAACGATAACAGCTAAGTCAGCTATTAATTCTGCTTTACTGCCTTTAAGTGTGATTTCTCCCATTTTTGTCTCAATCATCTTTCTTTTCCTCCGATTCTTTTAATTTCATCCGGGTAAATAACCACGAATGATAATATAAACATTGCGATTGCTACTGCAACCGGCTGTGATACGCTGTCAAATCTCCAGAACGGCAAGTACGGTGACATACCGCCGATCAGAGCTGACAGGATTAATGCTTTTACCATTTTTATGTCCCTCCAATTTTTTTGTGTGGTATACTCTCATTATGAAAGGAGGTGTTTTTATGGATAAGTTACAAATCGCTCATGATCTGGCTGTTGCTAAGGTATGCGCTGAATTACCGGGAAGCCTGGACAACTCTCATATCTGCCAGAGATACTTCAAATACCGCGCAGAATTTGCTAATCTTCTGGATTCCCATGATGAAGATTACTTTCTCAATGAACTGGATAAAGAGAAAGTAAATAATTGTTCTCCATCTCGGCGCTACTTTTAATCGTTAGACTTTTCCCCGGATGTGCTCTTTGTTGTTCTGCCAATATAGAGCACATCCTTAAGGGAAAACTGAATTTTATTATTAATTCCGTTTTCATTCCATTCGTATTCAACAATTGACTGTTTGTCGAAATTAATTTTTTCATACACCTCTGCCGGGACACGCAACGTCTCTCCGTTTTTAAACTTGATAATTGTTTCGTCGGCAATCTTCACATTCTCACCTCCTACTTAATCTGCTTTAGCAAAGAAAACACCAATCGGGTCTTCGATATGAAATTCATCAATCATTGTCTGAATCTCATTACTGTTGAAAATTCCTTTCTGCATCTTTCCGTAAAATGTTTTTGGTGTAATTCCAAGCATTTTGGCAACGTCCGTCTGAGATTTTCTATTCTTCGCAAATATTCCTCGAAGTTCATCAGTTTTTATCATTTTGTCATCTCCTGCTCAATCACCGGAAGAATCCCGCTCTCTTTCAGCTTGTCGTAAAGAAATATTCTTCCTTTCTGTGACCACTTAGTATTCATCTTCACATCCGGTCTACCGTCCGATCTCACGATATCAACGGTCTCGGAATGTGTATAGCCCATACAGTGATATTTGCTGTACAGTAACCACTGTCCGCTCTGCTTGTACTGGATTCCGATGTCATGCAGAATATCGTTCATCTTCTTACCTGACATCCCATAATCTTTGGCAATCTGGGTGATGGTTACAAGTCCCGGATTCTTTAAGATTTCATCATAGTAGTCGGCTTTCGGTTTCAGTTCGCCGATTATCTGGTTTTTGACACTGATTTCCGTTGACAGTAACTTGACCGAATCTTTCAACTTCGCAATGGTCTGGTCTGCCATCTTCAATGCTCTGGCAAAAACCTGTTCTGGTGTGTTCCATGCTTTTTCGAGGTCTATGAAATACTGTCGGTATTGTCTGCCTTTTTCTGACCGCTGAATCATGCAAATCTGTTTTGCCATGTCTATAGAAACTTGATAATCAGAAATTTCTCTTTCTGCTCCGTTATTTACAAGTGTGGAACTTTTCACGCTTGTAAAATCGCTTCCCTCAGCGAAACCATATGTAGACATTCTTTCAAACCATCTCGAAAATCTGTCTGTAATTTCAAGCCCTGCATACAGCTCTCTGGCTGATACAGTAGGTTGTTCACTACTGTAATTAATAGGTATTAACTGTTCCGTAATATCGTCTCCTCTCTAATTACTATCTCTAATTGTTGCTTCTTCTTTCTGAGTATCACTCTCAACAGTATCAGCAACGCCATTCATGTATCCCAAAATGTAGTGTTGCTTATCTACCGGAAGCTTATTGATTCGTGTTGTTACATCTCTGATAAGCTGTCTCTTTTCTTCTGACATTTGTTCACCTCCACATCTCTTACGTTATGAACGTATAATATCACATCTATAACGCATTGTCAACGTGTTTTTAAATATTTTTACGTTGACAACGTATTTTAAAAATGTTATACTGTTACCATAAAATAAAGAAAGGAGGTGGGTAAATGGGCGAGCGGTTGAAAGAGCTGCGAAAATACTTAGGACTTTCAAGAGAAGACTTTGCAAAAAAACTCGGTTTAAAAAGCCGTGGTAAAATTGAAAATATAGAACTTGGAAGAACAGTTCCAGATGACGATTTTCTAAAATTGATCTGTACTACTTATAAGGTTTCTTATGACTGGCTTGTGAGCGGCGACGGTAACATGTTTATGGACGACGATGGCGATGCGCAGGCTATCGTAGATTCGGTAATGACCGGGGATAATGAATTTGCAAAAAAAATCCTTGTTAAATTCGCAAAGCTTAGTGAAGAGCATTGGAAACAGCTTGAAGAAATTTTGACCGAATTAGAAAGCAACTAATAAAAAGGACTGGGGTAAAAATCCCAGTCTTTTTTTGCGTTTTAACTATACTATCAGCCCTTTGTGTATTATAATATATAAAAAATCACCAAGGAGGACTTAAATGAGAAAAAGAAAAACTATCGACAAAATTACCAGAAAAATAAAATGCCCGGCAATCACTTGTCGGAGTGCCAATGTACAGATAATTAGCAGGGGTTTCTTTTCTACTAAATATCAATGCAAAAAATGCGGGCGCGTTTTTAAGGGATAGTCCAAAAGCCAAATATATATTGGTGGGGTAACATCTTTACGGAGTATAAGAAAACTAAAGTAGAGGATTCGGAATTTGGAGAAGAAATGGGAACTGCCATTGCGGACAAAATCAATGAAATGATAGGATCAAAATATGATAGTTCTAAGTTCGAATATTATTTTTCGGCTTCTCCAGATGATTTAAAAACAGAATAACAAATTTGCCCCTGTAAACGCAGGGGCTTTTATTTTTACTTTTCTTTTAAATACAAATATTCTAACAGTTTATATACCCGTTTTAATGTTTCTTCTGTTTTAACCTTTTCTAATAAAGCCATGATTTTCTCTTTATAATCCATAAATATCCCTCCCTGTCACAACTACCACCTACATTACAGTATATGTCCGGCTTGTGGGAAATAGAACCGAACATCAGTTCGTTTCTATCATTATACCACCGATATTTCCTCTTGGCAACTGCCAAATATACACATGGACTTTTGTTATTTCGTAGGCAAACTTCGCAATCTCAAAGAAAATTGTGCTTTTGCGAATACAGCATCCGACATTGCAAATTTCCTTGATCTCGCTCAACTCCTGCATCTGGTCGGAATAAATTTGTTTCGCAGCTTCTTTTGTAATCTGCACATCTCTGCGGTGGCGTTCTGCTATATCATGTGACGGTATATGCACCGCACAGAATATTTCGTAAAATATCAGGATGAATACGACTATCCTGTATCTGTTCTTCTCCATTACTACCAACTCTTTCTAAAAATATATCACGCATTATAGCACACACTTGTGTAATTTTTCTGGGAAGTGCAAAATCAGGGAGTTTTTCTGCAAAAATAATCTACTTTTTTGATATTTTACTATGCATAGTTTGCATGAGGTGGTATAATATTGTAAAATTTTAACAAGGGAGGGGATTGTATGAGCAAAGGTGAAAAGAAGAAAGATTCAACCCTGAGCGTCATTTCCTGTATTCTGGCAGGTGTGGCATTCATTCTTCCGTTGCCAATTATCCTGTCGTTTCCTCTGGCTCTGGCAGGAGCAATTGTAGGATTAGTAGATATTGGCACAAAGAAAGAGGAATATAGACATATTGGCTCATGGTTCGGAATTATTGTCGGAATCATTGAAGTAGTTTTTATTGCAGTGCAGTATATGAGATTTCTTTAGCAGAAAAGAGGATTTTATGAAAAAGAGAGTTTGTGGAATTATGACGATGTGTGCTTTTTTATGCATTTCTCCTGTCAATGCCAGTGCTACTTCCTTTGACAACATTAATGAAATGCTTAATAAGATCAATGGTGAAGATGGGTTTGTCGAAGCATCTGAGTGTGTGATTGACCAAAACACTAAATCCTTGCATCTAAGCGTCGTTATAAGTGAGAACGTGCCAGATGATGAAGTTGGCACATTTGCTTCAAAGGTTTCCGGTGTATTGTCGGAAGCATCTCAGCAGGATTGGTATGATTATGATTATGTTACTGATGATTTCTATAAGGGTGGTTATGATGGAGTAGTTCTAACAAACGTTTGGAATTTCAAAAATGATACTCTGGCTTGCTCAATTTGGGATGATTCGCTATCAATCACGCGTCTTTCAGACGGAACTAAATTAAAAGAAGCTATTTTAAAAGACGTGGAAAGTGAAAATTCTAATTCTCAGGAAAACGATTCTCTTGATGATACCGGCAGGCTAAATCCAGGTGTTTATATTATTGGCGAAGATATTCCTGCCGGAAAGTACACCTTTTCAATAACCGACGGAGCAGGAATTATCAGCGTATATGACAGCTACGATGATTATAAGAATGATGATTACGAACATTCAGAAGAATACCATGTTGCTTCAAAAAAATATAAAGAAAGTCTTGGTTCTGACTTAGAAAGCATTAATTCTTTATATTCCAGTGAAATTGGGAATCTACCGTTAGAGAATGGAATGTGTGTAAAAATAGATACTGTTTCAGTTTTGTATTTAGTGAAATAAACAAGAGGGGCAACCGCCCCTCTTTCTTTTGCCTGTCGTTCTTGCAGGCAGTCTCTCTATCCACACATCCTCCCGGACACAGAAACCATATTTTGCGAATTATGTCAAACTTTAATGCTTTACACTAACAATTTCAAGTGCTACACTTTGTTTGTGGGACAATAATACCACAAACAAAAAGAAAAATGTGTGTACTGTCAAAATCATGGCGTATTTTGACAAATTGAGACTACGAAAGGAGGGTGCGCATATGAGAATAGCCATATGTGACGATAACCAGCTTGAAGTTGACTTGTTTAAAGAGTGCGTATCGGGATTCTTACGGCGCAAAAGAGATTATCGCTATGAAATCAACGAGTATTCGGCAGGTTATCCGCTTGTTGAAGATGTGAAAGAGGGTAAATGGTACGATGTAATTGTACTGGATATGATTCTGGAAAATGAGAACGGTTTGGAGATTGCGAACCGGCTCCGGGATATTGGATATGATGGAAAGATTATATTCTGGACAGCCGACGATTCTCATCTGCAAGAAGCATTTGACGTTGGTGCTATGCAGTATGCGGTCAAGGGCAAGGAATACGGCAGAATATACCGGGCTATTGACGAAATTCTGTCGCAAATGAGGGATGAAACATTGACGTTCAAATTCCGTAGGCAGATAAACCGGCTCAAATACGATGAAATTGAGTACGTCGAGAGTCATGCAAGAGTTTGCCATATTTTCGCTACAAATAACCGATGTTTCGTGACCACTTGCAAGCTGAACGATCTGGAAGAAAAGTTGTCTAATAAGCGATTCTTGCGCTGCCACCAGAGTTATCTGGTGAACATGGATCACATTCAGTCGGCAGGCGATAATTTCGTCATGGATTCTGGGGATGTTGTCCAGATAAGACAGAATGGGGCAAAAGAAATCAAAGAAAAATATGAAAATTACATAAGCTGACAGCGAAAATGACCGCCAACCCGGGAAGGAGTAATTGGCGGTCATTCTCATTGTCAACACTTAATAAATAAAAGGGTTTGCAATACGAACTACTATATCGAACACGTTTTATTATAGCATTATAAAAGTCATATTACAACTGTCATTTAGAAATATCTGTAATTCTGGTAAATGTTCCTTTTGGAATAAATTCAAAAACGAACCCATCATCGTTCGGATAAGGGATGCGAATGAAGTACCATTTCAACCCTGAACTGTCGGTTTCTGTGTACTTCATTACCTCTACAACTGCACCTTTTTTCAGTTTTGGGAACATCTTTGACGGGCTGTTTTTGTTTGATTTTGTATAACATTTTGTGTCTTTTTTAATCTGCGCAATGTAGGCTCTAGTGTTCTGTTTTTTGACTGTATCTGAGTCTGAAACTGACGTTGTATTTTTAACTAAACTGTAATTTGGAGTGCAGAATTTTGTTCCGGGAAGGTTGCTGTTGTAGTAACTTTTCTGGCATACACCACCGCCATTTGCGATAATTGTAGAGCCACCAGAAGTGTTTCCTTCGACTGTCCAGAATCGATCTCCTGATACCTTTATTACGATTCCGGTGTGTGTAAATGTGCCGTTTCGATAAAAAATAACAATATCTCCGACTTTTGGATTACTGTTCAAAGTAAACAAATCTGCCATTGTTGGGCAGTAAACATAAGGCCAGTGTTTTAAAAGTTTCTTTGCCTTCTCTTGTCCGAATGCTTTCATGAAACACCAACTCACGAACGCAGCGCACCATGGCTGTCCTTGATAATCCGGCTTAATATCTCGCCAATATTTCGTGTAATTATTTTCTCCGGCATTTGCTGTCTTGCTATCAAGCTGACTATTGCTTGCCTTTTCGAGATATCCGGTTTCTTTCTTCGCGATCTGGATTAATTTATCAATTGCGTTCATTTTTGTTTCCTCACTTTCTGGAAAATATGTTTTTAGTGCGTTATAAACGAATTTCTGTCTGTCCTTATATGCCCCAACTTGGTTCCCTATGTCCGTCTGACAGGCTGCATAGAGATTATCGAGCGTATATGGCTTCTGAGTCTTTGCCAAAATCCTCGTTACCGCCCCTTGCCCGCCTTGGTGCCTAAAGTTCACGCACATGGCTTGTGCTCTAGCGTCCGTAACGCCCTGTTTAAGGGCTTCGTCTGCGTAGGTGGCTAATTGTTCATCCATAAGGTTATCTTGGCATTTAACGCCCAAATCGGACGAAATAAGGGCAACTATGGTGTCGGCGAGTTGCGATACTTTGGAAATATTAAAACATTCCCAGTTTGCGGTCTGGACCTGTTCCAGAAGTCTGACCTTGTCTATCTTCTCCCACTGTTCCGGGTCGGCATCGTAAATTCGTTCCAGAAGTGCCTTGGCTTCGGTTCCGTACCACGCTCCTGCTCCAATCGTGATTGCGTGTTCATCTGAATTATTCTCATAGGCTTCCGTGAAGTCCGAATAATCCTGCTGTCCGTAAACCTGTCCACCGGTTTCGACTGCATAAATAATCTTCCTGAGAACTGCTTTCTGTTCGTTTGTCATATCGCGTTGCTCCTTTCTGTTAAATATGCCTTGTAAGCTCCGTATTTGCCCATAGAATCAATTTTTATATATCATTCGATAATTTTATCGAATCGCATGCGAAATCGTTATATGAGTCAAATACAATGCCGTTGATAAAAATGGTTTGCCTTGGGCTGAAATGAATTAAGAATGTTAGGGTCGAATAGCGCTTATTCGACGATTAATATATATCTCGTATATATTAATATATATTCTTATTCTATTTCTTATTCTTATTCTATTGCGTTACATTGCGTTACTGGTAACGTTATTGTAACGTTACATTGAGATATTATGTAAACTAAAATTGATCGTTGACAGAATATTTATTTCTGGATTTTATTATTTTCTCAGATGATTGAATTATTCTGAAAACAAGCAAGATTTACGTTTACAAATTATTCATTTTTTATTTTTAATATAGTTACATTTTAGTACGGTCAGGACTGATAATTTGAGGCTATTTGGGCAAATAAGGGCTTATTTGAATTTTTCTGAAAAATGCGCTCTTATTTGCAGTTTTGGGGTTCTTATTTGCAAAAATTAACATTAAAATAAGCAAAAAGAGCCGATGGAAGTGAGATTTTACAATGATTATGACATCACATACTCAATTAATTTCTGTGGTGTGCTGAATGTTCCCATACCCTCTACATATATATCTTTTGTATAGTTTCCCGAACTTCCCGAAATATTTGGAAAATCTTCATTGAAAGAAACAGCAGATAATCCATCATAGCTGTAAGGACCACTTCCAAAGCCGCTAAGGAAACTATAATAGCCATCGTATTTGTTTTTTCCTACGCCTAAATATGCATATTGTTCTTTTTCGTAAGTTACATTTCCGTCCTTATCCCACTGCTGCCATGTTCTTTTCACAAATTTTCCAATGCTAGGTGCATATTTACTAGAAAATGTTGCTTCGAAAAGTAGGTATGCATATACAAAATATGAATGCCATGGAGGTGTTGAGCCCGATACATTGACCAAAGAAGCACCAGCATTTCCTAGTTCTGTTATTGAATAGTTGCCGTTTTCTGATACGTTCATAATGGCTTCGCTATATTCGCAAACATAAGAATTTCCGTCAGAATCACGTCCTGTAAATCGCGTAAAAATTCGAAGTAATTCTTTCAGAGAGTCATCACTTTTCTTCCATAGTAGAGTATCTCCACCATAAATCTCGTCTGTATTTACACCATTGATGGGAAAATCTTCAATTTCCTGTCTGTTCAAAAACGCCTTATATATCATCCAATCAGCCCTCCTTAAATGTGAAATACAATGTATCTGTTCGGTCAGTTCCTGCGGCTACAAGAGCGTCGTAATCAGCTTTCTTGATTCGCTTTATGCACCTTAATTGTGCCTTTTTTAATTGCCCGGAAGTACTACCAGAATCGCCAGAACCGTCCGTAAAATCATCAATCATTGCCGGTGAAAATTCAGAATCCGAACCGTCCGTAAATTCTGCATAACTGATTGTCGGCATTTCAGATCGTGTAAGGTTAACCGTTCCAGATATTTCAGGAGTATATTTTCCTAACTGCTGACTGTTGCTATTAAACGGTGCATTATTGGCAGAATAGGTGTCAATCATGTCTGTAGCGCCGATTTTAAGCGTCCTGCTCATAATGTATGAATGAACGTACCATTGCAGTTCTGTAGGCTCCTGATCGTCGTGCTGTATCTGCTTTTTATAGTAGAGTTCGACTGCCTGTCCAACCATGTTCAGTGGGTTTCCCTGAACCTCGGCGGTATATCCCTGCGCACGATAATATTTCCGCAAATCTTGATTTACGAATACGCCATAGCAAATCTTCATAATCGGTTCAGTCCTTGAAATACCACCGTATTCGTCAGCGTTCCAAACGTAATTTAGCCAGTCTTCATTTCCTACAAAGAAGCTATTTCTGTTGTAATAAACGTTGTTATCATACGCTTCTTGCGCTGTATAGTCGCCTTGTGTAAAACCAAAGGCTCTATTCGGGTCAGGGTCACAAAATATAATATTCGGGAACCAGATTCTGCCCTCTTTTGCGGTAAAACTTTTAAATGTATCGAGGTGTACTTCTTCGTTATTGTAGTATTTATAAATGTTCTGATTACTGGTGGTCTGCCCGTATCTGTAACTGTTCTTGCGAAGTTTCAGATACTCAAACTTGCCGTCCCTGTTCATCCATCCAAAACGGTCATTCTGCAAGCATAAATCTTTCAGAATATTTACTACGTTCATCTCGCTTGAGTTATTCGTATCAGGCACATAAGTGTCGTCCCAATGCAGCTTTGTACTAACCTGTTCGAGTCCTAAAAACTCAAATAATTTATCTCTGAATTGCTTTTGAGTCAGCTTTTTCTTCTTATCAGTCGTCTGGTTCTTGTACCACCTTGCAATGTCAGTATTTCGTAATTTATACAGATAATCGTATGCGATAAAATTACGTGTCAGGGAGTTTGCTTTCCGCTCCGCACTGTCGATTTCGCCTGTGAAAATTTTGACTTTTGTTCCTTTTCTCTCGATGTAAACTTCGATTTTTCCAGATGGATAAAATTCTTCCGAAGTGCCATTAAACTGATCGTGGTGAGCCTGAAATGTTATCTGATTGCAGACACAACCGCCAAAAATAAAATAGCTTTCAGAGCAAATAGACTCCTGCAAAGTGAGTGTATTCTGGTCGATATTTTCATTTGTAAGGTCGGCAAATTCTCCGTTAATCCAGTGTACTGTTACTTTTATTGGTTCGGTTTTCTCTTCTTCAACATCACCAGAACCGCCGCTTGAACTATCATCAAATGGGTTCTTTCCATCGTTTGTGACTTTGATTTGAAAGCTATCAGAGCCAACAAATCTGGTAACTCCGTTGTCTGTGACATTATAAGAAACCGTGATAGTCTTAGAACCTGCGGTGGAGCTATCGAAACCAGAAATATCATAATCTGTGATTTCTTTCTCGGTTCCGTCCTGTCTTACTGCTGCTACAGTTAACCCGGTTGGGTCGAACGATTCTCCGATTTTATAGTAAACCTTGGACGGAAAACTTGTGATTCGGATTCCTGAAAGGTCGTATACGGTTACTTTGAAAGTGGCGGTATGGGTTTTATAGGTTACTGTGATTGTCTTTTCGCCAACAGAAGAACTATCAAATCCAGATACTTCAAATCCAGTTGTTTTTGTTTCTGATGTTCCGTCAGTGTATTTAACAAGGATTGACAATCCAGTTGTGTCGAATACATCTCCTTTTGGATATTCGATTTTTGCAGGCATGGTTTTTACTTCAATTCCAGAAACGTCTACTACAAGAATACTGAAATCTACGGTCTTTTCATCGAATGTAACCGTTACAGTTTTATTTCCGTATACTGACATATCCGGGCTTGATAAGGTATATCCTGTTGCCTGTGTGGACGTGTTGTCGGCGTAATACGCAGTAACCACAAGACCTGTAGCGTCAAATGGTTCACCTACGAAATATCTAGTTTTAGTAGGCATATGGGAGACTTCAATTCGAGTTGCCAGAATTAACCATGTAATTGTGCCTGTTGCTCCCCACGGCGAGCCAGAAATTTCATTAGTTTTCTTATTTAATGTGATATTTGTTGTCACGGATGTTTTGAAAGCGTTTTCGCCAATGCTTGTCACGCTCGCAGGAATAGATACGTTTGCAAGTTGAGTATCTTTGAAACATTCTGCTGGAATAACTGTAATACCATTTTCAATAGTTGCGGATTTTAATGCTGAACATTTTGAAAAAACAAGAGTCCTTGAAAAAACCACATCCTTTTTCAAAGCAATGTTTTCTAAACTGGTTGTATAAAATATTTGGTCAATGTCTCCGCCCCGAATGGTTAAATTTTTGCAATCTGGAACTCTTATATTAGCGTCGAATGCTATGTTTTTTCTTCCAATTTCTATATAATCAAGAGTTATGTCAGAAAAAGCATAATCCAAAGCCCACAATGACTCTGGAAACACAATATTCTTTAATGAATTACATCCTTCAAAAGAACCTTCTCCAATCTCTTCCAGACCTTCATGGAAAATTATTTCCGTTAAATTCGGGCAAGACTTGAAAGCGTCGCTGTATATAGCGCTCACTGACGCTGGAATCTCAAGCCTTGTTCCTAAAAATATAGGAAAACTATCTGTATCAATATATGTGATTGTATTTGGAAAATTAATATCTACTAATGACTTAAAATCGCCGCTAAACGAGCCTACTACTTCTGTGATGCCGTCTTCAAAAAATAAAGTTGTACATCTTGTGTATAAATTGTTCGGGATATTTATGTTCTCTAAATTATCCGACAAACTATCGGTAAGCTTTCCAGTTCCAGATATGGTTAAAGTATTTGCATCAATGTCGAATTCGGCTGTCACATCTTCGTAATTCGGAGAACCAATATGAAGCAAAAGTGAGCTGTACACAGAAACATTCACTACGCCTATTACATTAAAATATTTGACACTAATAGGAATTGTTCCGGATTCTGAAAGAACTTTATTTTCAACGACATAACCACTTTCTATTCTTTCTGAACCGTCTGAGTATTTAACAGTTATAGCTGTAACTTTTACCTCTGTAGTATCACCTACGAAATAAATCCCAGAAGTACTTTCTATGTTTGAGATTCTTTCTGGCTGCATAATAGTAACTTCAAACGTGCAAGTGAAATTACCGTAAGTGACAGTTATTCCGCATTGTTTCGGGGAACTGCTGTCAAAACCAGAATACGTGCAGTCTTTTGTGACATCTATGGTGTTTCCATCACTTGCCGTTGCAGTAACCACAATGCCCGTAGAATCAAATTCTTTTCCTATGTGATAATTTGTCTTGGTTGGCATTGTAGTAACGGATATGGCGGTAATAGAGGCTTCTGAGATGGTAATCTCAAATGTTGTCGTCTTGCCGGATGCAGTAACGGTTATAACTTTCGCTCCTGCAGAACTACTATCAAATCCCGATAATTCATAATCAGTGATGATTTCCTTTGTGTTGTCGCTGTATGTTTGAGTCACCACAAGACCCGTGGCGTCAAATAATTCGCCCTGATAAAATGTCGTCTTGTTAGGTATTTTTGTTACAGTAATTCCGGTAAGAACTTTGTCAACAAGCTTCTCGTAGCTAACCATCTGGGATACACCTGCATTCTTTACCAGAATTGAAATCGGTACCGTAGAAGATACAGAAATATTCAGGCTTGTTGTGGTTTTACCGTCAGTGATTGACGATGTGCCAGTGTATGAACTGCTTGTAGGTATCTGGATAACATTGATAAATAATATCTGTCCCTCTATCAAGAATACTTCGTATTTCAGCGCATACGATGAAGATGTGCTTGAATAATACACATAGCCTTCAACCCTGATTTTGAGGAATCTTTTTCCTGATGTGAACGTCCCCTCTTGACGATAAATGTAATAAACTGCGCCATCCCTACGCCAGATTTTGAGTTGTTCGGCGTTCTGCCCGAAACCGATAAAATTGTTTCCTGAAACATATATGGTACTGGCAGTCTTGCCCGCATAGGTAAACCAATCAACACCTGTGACACTGACTACATCATCATCGTGTTTCTTGTTGTTAACAACAGCAGTCATCCCGGCCGTCGTATTCAATAAACTGTCAAAAGATACTGTATCTGCCATAATCACATCCTCCTGTCTATAAAATAAAAGAGCACATGAGCTGTGACACCCATGCACTCTGGTTGTTAGTATTCGATCAGTGCGAACCGCATCTTGTTGTAAAGAATGCTCTTTGTTTCTTCGTCCACATTGATAATTTTGTAATCCACATCGGGCATATAAAAAACACCTGTTTTGTAGGTGTTCTGTTCGTCATCCCAATACGTAACCTTGTACTTCCTTTGTGCTCTATTTACCAGTCCAGAAGCAAATACGGACTGCAACTCCATTTTCTCTGCCAGATAAAGAGGCCTGGTATTGAAATCGATCTTTGTCTTAAAATTCGGGCTTGTGTCCCTGTGCAAGAGATTATTCAAGTCCCTGTATGCTTCTACTTCTGTTCTCTGGTTTGGAGTTGCAGTGTAATCATCGTAGGCGAGGTACTTATTTGGAACAACTTTGCTTCCAAACTTCAAGAGCCATCCATCAAAACTGCTTCCTGCAATAAAATCACTCATTTACCTCACCTACCTTTCAAATAATCCGAATCCATTGCGGTTTCTGAACTGTTCATTTTCCTCTTGCAAATATCCGACTAAGTGACCATCTGCATAAATTGCCATGCCTTTGACAGCTTCCCGGATAACCTGTGCGATATTCTGATTGTTGTCGAATGTGTTGTTACTGATTGCAATTACTTCCCGGCGAATATCATCACCGAAAGTGCCATTTGCAGACACTGGTTTCTGATACATTCTGGCCGTCGGAACAGCCTTTATATTCGCTTCCATCTGTGGGAGCTGAATATCCTGTATAGATGCGCTTATATTTCCGATTGTAGACTGTAATGCCGGAATCATGTTCTGCATACCTATCTGAAAGCCCTGCATGGTGTAGCTACCAAGTTCTTCAAATACCTGAGATGGGCTGTGAATCTTGAGGACTCTGCGAAACGTATTTGATATATTTTGTGCGATCTTTTGCACATTTGCATAAAGCTGTTGTGTTGCGCCTACGATTCCATTATTTAAGCCAATAATAGAGTTCCAACCGACATTATACAGGTTTCCAATGGAATTGCTGATTCTGGTTCGGATTCTTCCAAGCCATGTAAACGACGCAGAAAAGCCCGGTTCTAATCCGTTTTGGAATCCTTGACCGCAGTATTCTGCAAGCTGTTTGAACCATCTGGACGGAGAATGGGAGTCTACTGCTTCCTGTGCAGGGGCTTTTACGCTGTTATTCATTAGGTCAAGAATCGAAGTCTTTGTGCTTTCTTTCTTCCCGTTAATTCCAGTCTGTAATCCCTCTGCAATGTTGCTTCCAAGGGTCTTACCACTTGATTTTGCGGTTTCTTCTGCGTCTTTCGCAGATGATTGAATTGTTGAGTTAAGCTTTTCAGTGACTTTACTGCCGTTCTGCTCAATCCCACTACCTACGGCAAGAATCTGATTCTTTCCGAGTTCTGTAACTAATTCAAATCCAGAATTATTATCCAGAACGCCGTTGATTGCCCCCTGCAGAGTTGAATCCATTGTGCTTTGTAGAGTACTTTCATAGTCAGAAATACCTTTTCCGAACTGCACCATCTGTCCGTTTGCTAAAGTATAGTAACCGTTATCATCCGGCTCTAATCCCTTTGCAATTTCCTGATAAATCTGTAATGCTTTCTCTCCGAGAATCTGTTTTCCATTTTCCCAGATACCACCCATTTCATCAATTGCATTTGCTGTATCCGTTACCAGAGTTGCAAAGTCAACGGTCTGGATAAGTGTCTGGAATCCTGTAAGCTGTTCTGAGATATCCTCAAACGACACATTGTTAATCCGATCAGCCATATTTGAAAACTGATTAGAGGATGTTTCCGCTGTATCTCCAAGGTCTTTGACTGGTTTGTTTACTCCTGCTATCGCATTCTCGAAGTCCTCTGATGAAACCCCAAGATTATTAAGTTTAAGTTCGAGTTCAAATAACGCCTGTTCTGTGCTATATCCGTTATCTTTTAGCTCGGAAAGGAATGTTAATAAAGGATATGCTTGTTCGCCTGAAATCTGGCTTGCACGAACTAATCCAAGAATAGCATCTTCATACTCCTGAAATACCTTTAAATCGTCCTCTGTCAGTTTATCTCCGACTCCGAATATATCTTTCATCCATTCGTTGATAGCACCGGTAAAATCTCCTTTTTGATATCCGAATACATTATCTTCCAGAAATTCCCCAAAGGTTTTATCTTCACCACCGAATAGATTGACGCTTATCCACTTTCCGAGGTTGAAACCTGCCATTGCAGTTCCTAAGACAACTATACTGTCTGCGAATCCTGCCGCAAGCGTAGAACCAAGTCCAGAGCCAAAGAATGTCTGCAATGCACCACTGGCTGTGGAAAGAACCGTTCCTAGCCCACCAAAGATTGTTCTGAGTGCGCTGATAGAACTAACTACATTGTATATATTTCGAGCAAATTTAATGCTTCCTTTTATGATAAAAAACTGCGCGAGAGCATTCCCGAGAGCTTCTATCTGTTTATCGTCAAGCTTTCCTAGGACTTTTGCAAAAGCATCTAAGACGCTTACTAATGTGTTAATCAGCGGAGCGCCGATATCGTTCAGCATTATATCGAAAAAGCTGATAAATCCATCTGCGAATCCCTCAGCAAATGGCTGGAATACATCCCATACATCGCCGATTGTTTTTATCAACGAATCCCAATTAATATTTTTGATGAAATTCACAATTACGTCTTTAAGATTCCCGATTCTTGTCCATAACCCGTCCCAATCAACATCAATCACTCCGAATTTATCAAGTGCGGCAACAGTAAGACCAAGTCCAGCCGCTATCGAAGCATATGGATGCGCTGCTAACATGGTGATTCCTTTGCCTATCACTCCTTCTTTACCGAAAATGCCACCGAACCATGTAAGTCCTTTAAATGCTGCAAAAGCTGTAAGGAGTTGTCCGAGGAAATAGCCAATAGACTGTGCCTGTTCTGGCGAAAATGTTGCGATAAACTCTTTGAACCTGTCAATCAGATCAGGAAGTTTATTAACTCCATCTGCCGCCTTGTCAAAAAAATCATCGAAGAAATCAAGTAATCCTGTTCCAACATTCTCAGCAAATGGCTCTAATACATCCCATAACTGCACAAGAGAAGCGTTAATCTTATCCCAGTTAATTTTCGTGAGAAAATCATTGAAAGCATTAATTAATCGCGGTAATCCCTTTTCTCCTAATGTCCACTTTCCAAGTGGAACTAAAAAGTGTTTCCAGAAATCTTTTAATGCTGTCCATGTGAAATCTCTGAGTTGTTTCAATCCATTGTCCCAGAGATTTTTCAGTGCTTTTGTGGTAGGTTCTGCGGCTTTTGCAAGTTTCTTAAATGCGTCTGTAACCTTATTTGCGAATGCCATAGCCTTATTTTCCATGGAATTGTAGGCGGCATCCCATTTTTTCTGGTATTCGTTCAAAAGTTTATCCAGTGCATCATTGAGGATTCCTGCGTCAATTGCAGATGTGTCAATTTTTGGCGCTTTAATTTTAGAATTTGCAAGGTCAGACAGAGAACTATCGTCTTTGCTCATAATTTCAAGTTCATCATAGGATGCGAGGAACTGTTTTAATTTTTTTGCGCTCTTAGTCGTATCTTTCAGATTGTTATTTGTATCTTTTGTAGCATCATCTACGTCCGAAATTCCAGAATCGTCTATGGAATCAAGTGCATTCGAGAGATTTTCACTTCCGCCACCGATAGAACCGAACATTTTTCCGATTTTGGTATCAACTCCAAGAAGCGAACCAATGTATGTCAAAAGTCTCTGGAATGCGATTACAAGACCATTGATATATGGCAACACTGCCGCAACTACAGGCATAAAGATATTTCCTAATGCTCTGGCACAGGATACTAAGTTTGCACGAAGTATACGTAACTGGTTGGCTGGCATATTTCACATTGTTACCGTAAAGGTTTTTTATCCCTTACTTCTTACGGTTTCCCGTAAGGTCGGCGTACATTTTCAACCATAAAAATAAGACGTATTTCTACGCCCTATGGTTGTCGAGCACTCTTGGGAGAATTATATTTATTCATCTCCTACGCTCTACGGTGCTGCATAACCTTTCGAAATCTATGCAGTTACCTCGGTATTGCCTTGTTGAGTTCTCATATAATCGTCATATTTTCTCCAATAAAATCCTCTGCATCTTTTGTTTAGCTTTAAAGCTTTATGTATCTGCTTATGAACCTTTGTAGGCTCTCCAAGATATCTCGCAGCTTCGGAACAATTTGGAAAGTGATTTATAATTTCCCAGTTATCGTTCAGCTGAATAATTCCATTTCCTGCCTGTATGCCTTTAAAACTATAATCTTTTCGAGAATCGTAATCTTCTTTATAAATCCATTGGAATCCACCACATCTATGAGATTTTTGAGTCAAACAAGATGATATATTTGATCTGCATAACCCGGTTTTTATGCTAGCTTCTGTAATAGAAGAAAAAGTTGCTATATATTTTCCACCCTGATCTAGTTGAATGATTGAACGCTGGCGGCAAGAATCTGCTTTTTTATAAGGAGCTATTTTGCTTTCCTTGCATTCATCTTTGAATCTCCATTGGAATTGTCCTGCACGCTCTGCTTTCCTGTTTGCGCAATGGCTAATGCAATGTGCATTCACACCGGTTTCTGCAGAAGCATGAGCGCAACTCATATATTCATTAATATAATTTCCGCTTAAATCAAACTGTAAAACAGGACGTGAGTTCCAAGATGTTCCTCCATCTCCGCCTAACGTTATATTGTATCCATTTGAATTTTGAAAATGTATGCAACTATTTAATTTCTTTATCCAATAAATTTCCTTTTCTATAATTTCTTTATCATCAATACCTGTATCAATAATTTCCCATTCAAAATTATCAATGCCATATTTTTTTAACGCTCGGTGAAAAGGAATGTCATTGTCAATATCATAGATATGTTCTTTCTTTCTCTTCTCAAAATTATAAGTTTTTCCTACATATATTTTTCCATTTATTTTATTGGTAGCCTTATAGACTATATATTCTTTGTTAATAGTACCACCCCACATTCTTTAGGAATATGGGAACTCAATTTAGGTTTCACCGATTTTGCTCGATTTTCACTAATATATTGCTATATTAGGCGACAAGTGATAGCTCGCAGCCATCGTTTATCGTATTTGCCATATCCGCCCATGCGTACCGGGTGGAATCCAGTATTACTATCGTTCTCAGCATTGCCTTACTTGCCTGGTCCATATTAGAAACAGACGTTTGTATACCAAGATTTGCCGCATATTGCTGTAAGTTTGCCACACGAATGTTTGCACCATATTTGTCTACAGCACGGCTCATACCTACTAATCCAGAGGATAAGTTCTCATAAACTGTGCTAAAATCAAGATTCTTAACAGATGCAAGGTCAGCACCGATCATAGTCAGTGCATTCGACAGTTTTAATGCCTGTTCAGAAGTTGTTCCCATGGAGGACGACAACTGTGCAAACTGGCCTTGATAATTCAAGAGCATGGACGGGTCCATACCGAGTGATTTACCTGATTTATTTGCGGTCAAAATCGCATTATCGGAAACATCGAACCCAGACATTTTGGATGTAAGTTCTCTAGCTCTATTACTAAATGAATTTGCATAAGCTTCCGCAGAATCATAGCCTGCCTCTGACCAAGTTTCTCCTGCTTTATCTGCTACCTGACGAAACGCCGCTTGAAAGTAGTTGTAATCTTCGAGAAAATTCATGGAACTTTCAATTGCGCTACCGAATTTTCCAACAACAAATTTCAACGTCCAGAACTTCGCAACCAAGGACATAATGCTAGGTAAGCTTTTTTTAGCTTTACTTCCTACATTTCCAACGGCATTACCGAGTCTTCTAACTTTTCCCGTCGAAGCAGCCGCACCCTGTCCCAGTCTGGAAAAAGCACTCGCAGTAGACCTTGCCGCCCTACCAGCATTTGCCCCAGAATTTGCCAACTGAGCAATGGCCTGCGTCATTTGAATTGTACTGCTACTGATTCTAGGAGCGGTACTCATCGTCTGGAAGAATGATTTTAAGCTATTTGCCAGATCATTAAGCTGAGTTGCTGTCTTTCCGGTTTTGTCCCCTGCATTTGCCAACTGAGATATTGACTGAACAAATGTATTAATTGGTTGAGAGATATTACCTATTCCAGAGAACGAAACTATGATTTTTCTAAGCTCTTCGCCAAGGTTTGGAAGTTTAGATGTAACTGCATCAATAGAGCTGCCGGCATTCGCCAATCTTGCCAATGAAGAAACAAACCGGTTTACATTGTTTGATACGTCTGGAATACTGCTAAGACCAGATAATTCGGAAATCATGTTCTGAATCTTTCCAGACACATCACCTGTGGAGTTTAATGTTTCGTTCAATCTACGTATAGAATTTACAAACGAATTTAATCCACTGTCTTTCAAATTAAGGCTGCCAAGCGTGCTCATGGACTGAGTGAACTGCTGTAACTGGCTGTTTACTGTCGATAAATCCAGACCGTTCAATTTTGCTTCTATATTGTTCTTGAGCTCATCTGTATTAATTGAAAGATTTACTTTTACCGGGTCATAGGTAAGCGTGGATGCCTTGTTGATGGCATTTCTAATATCTATGGCAATCTTTTCTTCATTAATCTTTATGTCAATTGGAATCTGACCGTTTGCAGACTCCATGGCAGACGCAATGTTTCTCTGGATTGACGCACCGAGTTGCGTGCCTAACTCATTTACCGAGCTGTACACCCTGTCCGATGCCATTGCTGCATCTGAACCGGACAAAGCCTGAATTGATATTGGCTTGATGGAATCCCTTACTTTTTTGAGGTTTTCAAGGATAGTTATCAACTGATCTGCGTCGTTGATGGTATCCTTTGGAATCAATGTAGGGAACTTTTCTGATAATTCTCCCCATGCCGAGTTAAGGTTAATTCCTTTTGTCGCATCAACTGTGATATTTCCAAGGTATTGCTGCAATAATTCCCTGAACTCGCCTTTTCCGATGTCTGCTTTGAGCATATCGGAAACGTAGATTTTTTTGCCCTTGAAATAATTGTAGAAGTCTTGCCATTCCTGTTCTGCACCATCCAGATAACTTCCGAGATTGGATTTTACGACTTTCCCGCTCTGCTCAATGCTTTTTGCGATATCATCCAGAGTCTTTCCCCAGTCACCGGCTGTGAAGTTTTGTCCGTCAAATGAATTTGTAAGCTGCTGTGCCAACAAATCTATCTGCCTTTGAAGTTTGGAAGCGGCACCGCCTTTTAATTCAAATGCGCTTGCGAGCTGTTTGGACAATGCAGATGCATCTATTCTGGTAGTCTCTAAAGATTTCTCAACAGAATATTTCAATTTTTCGGACATATCCGCTGAATTAATCTCTACATTTAATTTGAGATTCTTGTTTTCAAGATTGCTCAAATTCACTTTACTGAGACGTTCGAGCTGTGCGGCCATGCTATTCAACTTACTTGTATCAATGCTTTTGATAGATTGCACGGCATAACTGAGAGTACCGATAGATTTAGAAAAATTTCTCATCAAGCCTACGCTTTTGGACATCAAGCCGTCTAATCGGTCGAATTTATTGCACAAATCATTGATTGATCTTGACGCACTGGAAACGTCACTGCTGACTTGTATCGCCAGGGTATCAATCGTATTGTCAGCCATATTCTCACTCCCTTCTCAAAAAATATTTATAGTAAAAAAGAGGGGACAAAAATGTCCCCTCCATCTGGTTTTCTACAGTTTGAGTTTCCCGATTTTAAATCGGAAAACATAATTGTCCCGTTTTTTATTTTTTCTTATATTTCTTAGAATCCGCAGCAAGCGCATCAAAATAATTAATTGCTTTTTGCAATTCCTTTTCTTTTTTCTCTTCTTCTTCCTCTGCGGTGAGCGGGAAGATTCGGAATGGCTCTGATGGATACTCATATGGTGCTTGACCATTTTTTCTGAACATATTACATACGGTAGCTTTGAGAGCTTCTACTGTGTACACGCCCTGCATATGTTCGTGGAAATTCTTTCTGTCCTCAGAAAACTTATATGCTAAATCGTAGCATTCCAGCTCTCTTGGTTCAGAGTCCATAAACTCTGCTTTTGAAACTCCGTTATAAATATAGAACGGAAGTAAATCTTCCATAACATATCGGCTAAATGGTTTCTGAATTTTTTTTACTTTTTGGCTGGCTTCTTGTGATCCTGTGGTGCTTTCACTCCATTCTCCATCTCCGGATTCGGATTCTGAAGAATATCGTTTAAAAAACCCGCGTTCATAAGCTCATCGGAAAGAATGCCGAACAACTGTAAGAGTCCTCTTGGTTCATCGGTTTCTTCATCTTTGTAATCATCCAGTAAATTTCCAATTTCCTGCAATGATTCTGCCGGATTGTATTTTTTAAATCCAACAAAAAGAAGCTCCCTGATTACGCAGAATAAGTCTTTAGTTCTTCCAATTCCGGAAACGTCTCCATCTGTTTCGATTTCTGCTGATTTAAAAAGCTTTGCCAAGTCCTGAACTCTTTCCATAAGATCTGTATCGCAGAACGCATTGTAACCAAATTTGATAATATAATCAGTTCCATTAATTGTTAATTTTGTCATATCATATATCCTCCCAAATTAAAATAGAAATTCCCGCCATAGATTTGACTCAATGGCGGGATGCTTATCAGCCCCCGAGTGGAGATGGAAAATCTTCATCAGACGGCTCAATTTTTTCTTCAATCTTGATTTCATCTGAAATTGTTACGTTTGCAGTAACTTCCCATGCTGCATTTACTTCGGCAGATGGAACGCCAAGTCTTGAAGGTACAATCGGAATAAACCAAGCCTTTGTAAGGTCTGGATGATAAATTTCCAGCCAAGGTCTTTTGCCTTCTGCTTTGTTCTTGTCCCATGTATTACAGATGTTATCCCAAGTGTCAATAAAGACCTGAGACATACCAAATGTAAATCCCATGGCTCCTGATAAATCAAGAAGTCCCGGAACAGATGTTTTGTATTTTGTCGCGTTCAGAGATGTAGTGTCGATAGTATCAGGCTCCGGGTTCATATCCGGAATGGATTTTGGTTTCTGCAAATTGTAGTATTTGTCTGTCGGGCGTGTACCCGCTATAGTTTCAAATGCAATCGCAACCTTCATACCGATAGTACTAAGGTCAATCGCTGGTTTTGCTGCCATATTCGGCTCCTTTCTGCTTTTTCAGCTATAAAATTACAATAAAAAAGAGCCACATGGCTCTGATGCGTAACCCTGCATCCGGGAGATAAAAGGATCACCGTCCTTTCTATTCATCTGTGCCTGTTTTCAGTTCTGGAAGCCCTGCTACAGATGTAAGCAAGGATAAAACGCCGGAAAGAACGGACGCGGATACGACCATCTTCCAGTCAACGCTTCCAAGGACTGTCGCGGTTCCGATTGTTGCAACTGCCGTCTGAGCAATCGTCTTAACAGCTCTGATTCCCGCAGCTTTCAGCCATTGTAATTTATCTTTACTCATATAGGACACTCTCCTTTCTTTTTTGGTATAAAAAATAGAAGCTGTTACGCTTCCAATAATTGCCCGGTGTAAATTCTGCTGTATCGGCTTATGATTCGTTTGAAACTCTTTTCGGAGTTTGCAACTTCTTCTGGCCCGTATGTCCGGCGAAAGCCCATTGAAATCATGGCCTGATGACTTTTGCTGTCGATTTCGTATGCAGTCGATAAAGCCTTTGTTCCAGATGCGTAACTTTCCACTTGAAATGAAAGAATTGTTGCGCATTCGTGACCTTCAAGACTTGTCGACTGCGTGGGATTCCCCATCATGAACAATCTGGCGTATTTCGTCTTGCCAGATGCTATTGTCTGGCTTTTTTCCATGGAAAAATTGCCTTTGCCGACTGTTGGTTGAATATCTTTACTCCACCTAGAAAATACTTCTGATACTGGGTTGTTAATCGTGTCTGGCATTTTATATCACCCCGCCTGTTCTAGCATATTCTGAGACTGGTCTTAAGGAAATCTCTTATTTGAGAATATCCCCATCCGCAGTCAATCAAGCCACTAACAAGCATTTCCTTTGACTGGACAGCTTTTAGCTCTTCTTCGGTAAGGAAATCTCTTAGATTGTCTTTAGTAGAAATTTCTTTTTCTTCTCTAAGTTGTTTTGCAGTTTTGCCAAACAATGTACGATATACCATATCTGTGTATGTCGAATATGCATGACCGTGCATTCTCTCGTTTTCTTGAGATTCTTTAAGTGCATTGGTCAACGCTTGTCTTACTGCAATGCCTTTGTCTCGTTCTCTGATTTTTCCTAAAAGAACTTTTTCCATTGCATTGAATTGGCGAATGTATCCTTCTTTGAACTTCATGGCTTTTTCGCCAGTGTATCCCATAACAAGAAGCGTAAATCCATCTCTCGTCATGCAGTACATAGGTTGTTTTTTATTCTGGATGCTTGTGTATGAGGAAAGCACGAAATTGTGCTGTCCGAATTCTTCACTGCATCCTAAATTTCTAATGTCCTGCAATACTCTTTTATGTTCTTTTTCAAAAGTTTCTGCGACATCTAGGCTTGTGACAATGCTCGTTTCTACTTTTTTGATAATCATTGTTTCTACTAACATGCTTACATTCTCCTTTTCTATGTTTTTTTGCATGAAAAAAGCACCCACCGCTCAGGTAGATGCTTTTATATGTTATAGTATATCAAAGACAGAGGTATTATTCAGTATTATCAGGTATTAACTTTCATGATGCAAACACTTCTTTTGCAATTTTTCTGATGCTCTGCATGATTTCTACGCTTGCCTTATATACCGGCATGGTGGCTTCGGTACCGTAAGAGCGTACCCATTCGCCAGAATCGGCAAAATAAACCCACGATTCATTCTTTCCGTTCCCCTGTCCGTATGAACCGATTGTGTAACCGAAATCTTGCCCCTTAGGATGTGGGCTGGTTCCTGCAGGAGTGTTGTAGTAAATGCCAGACCCGAACTCAATGAACAAGAGGTCAGAGCCTTCACACACAAGCGTCGCCTGAGAATAATCGCCAAAGTTATTGATTCTGATATAGGTGTTATGGTTTTTGTCAGAATCGCCTTGTGCCAATGCTATGTTTTCATCTATGACCGGGATTCCAAGTTCTACCAGCCTGCGGACAAACTCTTCATTCTTGCTTGCAAGTGACTTCTGATACGCTCTGAGCTGCTTTATTGTGTCCTGTATAGATTTATGCGACAATTCCATTTTGATAGTCTTATTCGCCATCTGAACCATCTCCTATATACTTGATGCCATATCGTGCCACATTTCCTTTTTTGGTATCAAGAATCTTTTTTAGGCGGTAGTCTGGTGGGACTGTAGGCGCTCCAGATTCATTCAGAATAAGTTCTCCAGATTCGTTCAATTCCGGTTTGCAGTCTATCCAGAACACATCTGCAATCTGCGGTTTAAAGCTACGGTCAAAATTCGTGATGTATCTGTCGTAGTCCGGGATATAACCGGCGGATAATTCCTCTGGCGTTCCGGCGGTCGCAGACACGGATAGACAATGCAGTTCTGGATTCTGATATTTCTTGATTGTGTCTATTCCGTCAAGTTCTTCTGTCACCCTAGACCAGTATATTGTTTGTTTTTGACGTTTTAGTCCTCTCATATAGTTCTCCTTAAATAACATATTTGTGATGATTGTATCTGATCGACTCTTGATTAACCTTTGTACTGTTCCTTATAAATAGGTAGAGATTTTACGAAAGCTTTCCATTTTTTAATGAATTAAATGGGAAGAGGGAAATCATCATCTTTGTAATGGAATTATAGTTGCTTTTACATCAACATTTGAACTTCCATTTGTAATAGTATATATTCCATTTCTTGATTCTGAAGTGTCATTGTCTGCGTATGTTATTTTGTGATTACCTGCACCTGCGAGTAATTTGATTGTGCTTCTTACGCTATCAGATTGATAGCCAATACATGCATATAAATCATACATCTGCGTGTTGGTACCCACGATTAAAATCAAACAATTCAAACACTTTTTTAATACACTTCCAGATTTGGGGATAGTAATTTCTTGCGTTGATGTCTTACTATTTAATTCATTAATCGCTCCCAGAATTGTTTTGTCGTTCGTCTGAAGCTTTGCAAACACTTTATCAGCGATTTTATTAAGGACAAAGTCTGACAGCTTGCTCAGCACACTCTTTTTCATTCCTGTACCGTCATTGATCAGAAATGCGTCAGTATCAGCTAAGGTGCCTCTGTCGGTGTAATTCGCAGATTCCAGATTTTCCGTTTTGGTTTTCAAGGATGTTATGATCTCGGAATCCTCTCTCAAGTATGGTGCCATATCAATAGCCGGTCCAAGAGTATCCCATATTTCTCCTGTCCATGCGACATTCATACCTGCCTCTCCATAAATAGATTTTTCAGATATATTATACATCCATCCAATCTTAGGAGATAACGGAAGTTGTGAAATGTCTGATACGGAACCTTTGTATAAAAGTGGTGTTGCAATTCCCTCTACGTCTTCTGATACCTGCTGGATTTTTCCGTTAAGAACACCATATACTTCAATTGCTGTTACTTTGCTTTGTTCGATCTTATCAGGCTTATACCATAATTTCTTACTCTCATCAAATTTGTAATACTCTCCAGTATCGGTCATAAAACATGATGAATTGTTAGCAACGTACAGAGGAAGCTTGTCTGAGTCTTTCGCAAGTCCTTCATAATGACGTTTACCACCATCTTTGAAAACTCGGTGAATACTGCCAAGTTGCGGAAGCTGTTCGCCTGGCTTGTATTCTACATCATCAATGATTACTGTATTTTGTGCAACTGCCATAATAGTTCTCCTTTCACTTATCAATTCAAAATATAATATTTTTCTTCCTTTGTAAGAATTGAGAGATTTTCTATCTTTTCTTTTGTAATTTTGCGAATTGCTTAACTAAAGCCCTCTTTAGTCAATTAGTAACTTGACAAACTGACCTACACATACACCTATAATTAGTTTTGATTCGTTTGTTGCATTTGCAATTTGCCCGTTTTCACCAACTGTGTATAAAATTCCGTTTTTTCCAGCAAGAGAAATATAGCCTTTTTTCATAACTCGAACATATCCATATTTATTCACTGTACCTACGGCAACACCACATATCAATTCTTTTTGTGTGTTTTCATTCGCAATAACTACTTGGTTATGCCTGTTTGTAATTGCAAGAACTTCCCCACCAACTAAAGGCGTGTCACCGACATAGTAGCAATCATCCATACATTCTGTATTCAAAGGGTACATATCAGTATTCATATTTGCCCTAATCGGAACTATTCCGCAACCACTCAATCGAACATCAATCGGTATTGTTCCATTTATTCGCATGCTATCGCTTATGAAACAGTTATTGAATAGTAAAATGTTCTTAGCTGTAATATCTCTTGTATTATCTATGGAAATGCTGTTATTCCATTTTTGATTTATATTAACAGTGTCAATCATTATAAATTCACAATTATTAAATATGCGCTTGTATGGTTCTGATTGGCTAATGCCCTCATGTACATAGTACCCATTTTCTACGGATTCAAAAATGCAATCATTAAATTCAATAAATGAACCATCAGAAGCACCTTCGCCCCAAGCATGACATGAAGTCCACAAGTTAGAAGTATCAAGACTATGTTCTTCTCTATAAGATTTTGCTCCATATGTTCCGTAGTGAATAAATTTACAATTATCGAATCTTTGATTCCAATTCTTCTGTTTGTTGTTAGATTCATCATGCACAGAATAACGTAAGTTTTTTGCTGACACAGTGATATTTTTAAATTTGTTATTCATGCTGATATTAATAGTTGAATTAGGCGTAATTTCTGTGTCTAAAGCATTATCTGGAAGTTCGCCTTTAACCCAAACAGATTCTTTCTCATTAGACAATCCAATGAGATTTACATAGTCTGGAAGAGTTATTGAACTTTCATTGTATGTCCCTTTTTCAATATAGATATTGTATTCTTTTTCTTTTGACGAATCAGAAATATAAGTGGTTGCTTCTTTAATAGTTGAAAAATCCATCTTATTACCGACATAAATTGGATTACAAATTGGAAATAACCCCTTGTCACTTACACTCAAAATATCAATAGACGCATCACAAATTACAGCATCTCTACCACGTGTAGACGTAGGGTATAACGTAACGTCTGTGTCAAATTCTACAATATTGAGTTTATTTTCTGTAAAATTAAGGTGTGAAATTTCATCATTTTTAACAATAATAGAAAACGTCGTAGAAACAGCAGAATTAAAACGGTATTTACCTGCTTTTAAGAAAATTGGGTAATAAGTAGCATACTGACTATCAGTTGTTTCTTGTTGAGAAAAACAGCCACTTTCAGAATTTATTAAGTAAAAATGTCCAGACGATTTTCCTTGTAAATCGACATAAGATTTGCCATATCCAGGCACACGCTTCCCTTCTACCAGACAACTCACAACGGGTGTATATATAGATATCATATTAAGGTATAACGTATCCGCATTGCTCGTATCAACCTTACCACTCCATGTATCATATTCAGCAGTAAAATGTGATATAAGAACATTTTTTTCCAACCAATAAACTGGCATAGACGCTGCGCCCCTATGAGATATATAAACAGAATTTATATTTGTAACATCATATTTATACAGTGTACAATTTTCATTAGTTCTAATTGTACCATTTGAGTCAATTATATAACCACTTTGAATATCAGATGGCTCTAGTACATAAATATCTTTGGGTAATTCTAACGTGTTTTCTAAGTTAGCTAAATCTTCCTTTAGCGAAGCAACATCATCTGTGTTTTTCTTAATCTGCTGCGCCTGCTCTTCTGTGGCTCCAGGCTTGACCGGATTCTTTTCAAAATATTCCGTAACTAATCTTTGTATTACCGTCTCTGCTTCTTCTTTTGTGAGATACAGCGACATATCAATTGGAGCGCCCATAGTGTCCCATACTACGCCGTTCCATGCCACATTCATTCCTGCTTCGCCGTAAATAGATTTAGACTCGATATTGTACATATCGCCAATGTCTGGATTTAATGGAAGCAAATCAGCAGTCGCAACTGTACCTCTGTATCTTACAGGGCTGTTTAATTTTGCTTCCATATCGGAAATCTGGCGTTTTAATATTGCATATACTTTCTTTGCTGTTAATGCCATATGCGCTTCTCCTTTACTTTACAGTTTGTACCATGTATCGGTAGGTTTGTGATATTCGTATAATTCAGAAGTATCAAGGCACAACGCCGAAGAACCGCTCTCTACATAATGCGGGAGCTTTGATACATCTTTTGAAAGCCCCTCGTAATCACGAACCATACCTTTTGCATCTGTACATACCCAACTACCTAAATCTGGCAATTCATCACCGGGATTGTACTGAATGCCATCAAAAATAATTGTGTTTTCTGCTTTTGCCATCTATGCAATCATCCTTTCTGCTCCAATGGGAGCTACATATGTGAACTGGTTTCCTAAAATATCTCTGGCTGTGCCAATCACGAAACAAGAATAGTCGGCCAGAAGATTGCAACACCATTCTTCTGCGTCCACCCAATACCGTTTCTTGACCATGCGATGAAGTTCTGGCAATAGACCATAACTGAACATCACACAATGCCCTAACTCATGAATAAATACACGGTTCAGGAGTTCTCCATACAGGTTATTTGCAATTGAAATAATGCAGGTGGAATAATCCGATACTCCAAGTGTTCTATTGCCTGTACGGTCAATTAACACGCTGTCATGCGGAGATACAAACTGCACTCTCCATAGGTCACCGTTCATGTAAAATTGTCTTAGCATGGCTTATCACCAGCGTCGCAGGGCAAGGAAACTCACCACTCTTGAGTGGTGGGAGGAATGCCCGTTTTAGCGACGCATTTTCCTTTCTATAAATAAATATTGTTCTTCGCCAAAATGTATGTTATAATGTTTTTGGCGAAGAAAGTAGGTGCTATATATGGAACAGACAATTACGGCAAAACTTCAGATTTTAGTCAATCCTTCTGATAAACAGATACTCTGTGATACCATGAAGGCTTATTCTGATGCCTGTAATTATGTATCCGAATTCATATACAAGACTCATAATCTTAGCCGTTATAGCGTGCAGGAAGATACTTATCATCAGGTACGGGAAATTTATGGTCTCCGTTCCCAGATGGCTGTTTCTTGTGTACGCACAGTTATAGCCAAATACAAAACCATTCTTAAAAATCAGAAAGAATGGATAAAACCTACATTTAGACTGCCTCAGCTAGACCTCGTATGGAATAGGGATTATTCTCTTAACACCAAAAACAATATTTTCTCTGTAAATACACTAAGTGGTCGCATCAAGGTGTCTTTCTATAAAAATGGTTTTGAACGATATTTTGCCGATGACTGTAAATTCGGAACGGCTAAACTTGTTAATAAGCACGGTATGTTTTTCTTACATATACCTGTAACATACGAAATTTCTATGCTCAATAAGTCAGAAGTTTCTAATGTTGTCGGTGTAGACCGTGGGATAAGATTTCTTGCTGCTACATATGACAGCAAAGGAAAATCTGTATTCTACGATGGTAATATAATCAAGCAAAAACGTGCTCATTATAAGGCTTTGCGTAAACATTTACAGCAAGTCGGTACTCCGTCATCCCGTAGACGAATAAAAGCTATTGGTCAACGAGAAAACCGTTGGATGCAAGATGTAAATCATTGTATTTCTAAGGCACTCGTTGAAAGCAATCCTGATGGCACTATGTTTGTTATCGAAGATTTAACAGGAATCCGCTCTGCTACTGAAAGAGTGAAAGTAAAGAACCGTTGTATATCTGTATCATGGTCTTACTATGATTTAGAGCAAAAATTGTCTTACAAAGCCTTAAGACATCATCAGCTTGTAGAAAAGGTTAATCCTGCTTATACAAGCCAAGCATGTCCGAAATGCGGTCATACCGAAAAAGCGAATCGCAATAAGAAAATACACTTTTTCTGCTGTAAAAATTGCGGTTATAAATCGAATGATGACCGCATAGGAGCTATGAATCTGCATCGTATGGGAATAGAACTTTTAGTACCTGATGCAGTTGCTACGGAGTAAATCTCTATAGCACAGGTACAAGTCAACGTGCCTACAATGTAACGCCACTTTTAGCAGTAATGCTAAACGACTAAATGTGGAAGGAGCAATCCGTTATACCACAGGGCAGTTACAAGCCCATTCCATTTAAGTGATGGGTAGTTGACCATCCTTTTCTCAACTGAAAAGCCCCTGCTACATTCCTGTAACAAGGGCAAAATTCATTTCATATTCAATTCATCTGCTGTATAAAACGTGTCAAGTCAGTTTTCATCTGCTGTCTGATTGATGCGTCTGCATCATCCCACATTTCTTTCATATTGCGGATGATATCTTCTGTATACTCTTTCATGGAATCATCCATTTTTCTCTTAGACTCAGCATCTTTGGAATCATGGTAATGTCTGCGATTCTCACTGTATCTGTCGTAGGTTTCACCATATCTGGACTGCTGACGATTCATGCCATCATTCCCCATATTCCTGTCCGAATATTCTGGGTGATATCCCATGCGGTACATATTGCGTTCAAATTCTGGATTATTCAGATATTCATTCATCCAGTCATCATCCTGTGCGTGAAGATAAGGAATATATCCCATGCGGCTTCCTATGCCTTTTGGTGCAAATCTGCCGTTTGCATAACGATATCTGTCATATCCCATGCGTCCAAGATATTTCTCTTCCTGTTCGCATTCGTCCATAGCTTCTACGATTCTGTAATCCTTATCTGCGCAAATCGCACACTTTACAGCTTCCATGCAGTCTTTCAAATCGTCCCAGTCTTGAGCACTGAGATTATCAAAGCCATGTGCTTTAGCTTTCTCCATGGCCCATTTTCCCATTTCCATTGCAACTTTATGCATTACATTGCCCCCTTTCTGGCAGCCTGTGTAACAGGTGTGTCTGTCGTTGGGGCTGTACCATTAATTGCTGTTAAATTGTTACTCGGACTACAAGCTGGATTTCCTAACATCTTGAACACTCCGCCAGTTGCACTTGTAGCTACTCTGGTTGCGTACTTCGTTCTGGTTCTTATTCCGCAAGCCGTAACCTGTGCGCAGCAACGATTCTCTAGCGGATACAAAGTTGTTCCTGTTCCTATTTGAATCATTACCGGGGCGGTAATTGTGGTGGCTTCTGGTATACTTTGTGCGATCACAATGCAATACTTTTCTCCATTGGAATAACTGCCTGCCGGAAGTGTAACCACAAGATTCCCACCAGTGAATGCGACAGACTGACTTATCACAAGATGGTTGCAGAGCTTACAAACATTTTTACAACTCATATTTTATACCTCTCAATCAAATAAGAGGTGAGCCGAAACCCACCTCTTAGAATTTAGTCAACCTCTAAGGGTGAGTTACTTAGCAGCAACCACTGTTGCATCCGCATCCACCGTAATAGGTATTCGGATTAGGAACAACGTATGCCGGAATAGCCGCCGGATTAATTGCATTGATTAACTGCTGAGTCTGTGAAGCCATAGCAGTTGTAAGCAATGCGGACTGACGATCCTGAGATGCAGCACGTTTCAGATCAGAGTTCTCTGCCTGTAATGTTGCAATCTTATCATTTACCATAAAGTCAAGTATTGCTCTAGCATTGCTGTTCTGGTTTTCGATAAGGTCTCTGGTGTTGTTGTTCATTGTGTTCTGGAGAGCACAGGTGTTGGTTGCCAGGTTGTAGTTGATACCCTGGATAGCTTCCCTGTTGTCACAGCAACACTGAGCTAACTGAGACTGTAATGCATTGGTGTTCTGTATATTGGCTACTGTATCAGCGTTAATTGCCTGCTGAACGCCATTGAAACCCTGAAGCATTCCAACGTTCACGCCGTTGAAGCCACTTTGCATGGTATTGTTAAGAGCATATGTGCTGTCGCAAATACCCTGCTGAATACCTCTGATACCGTTCTGAATATCATTAAGGGCAAAACTCTCGCTAATATCTGAACGGGTTGCCCATCCTTGGAATCCAGCACCATTTGTACCGTTTCCACCATTACCACCGAAGCCACCGCCCCAGCCGCCAAAGCCTCCCCATCCAAAGATAGCAAAGATCAAGACGAGCCAGATAAGTGAAAAGCCATCACCGCCCCACATATCATTGGCGCGATTATTAGAGCCTGTAGCGGCAGCAATGTCACTAAGACTGTAATTTGAACCATTCATCATGTTTTTAGTCTCCTTAAATTTTATTTACAATAGGAGACATCCGCGGCTGTCGTCCCGAATTGTAGCGATTCTTAATCACCCAATTGTGGGGAAGTGTTATAATCCAAGGAATTTCTGGATAATTCCATCTGGTGATAAGTGCTTTTCATTAAATACATTTTGCTGTATTTGATGTAACTGGTCTGTATCACCTTTTTTGTATAAATCCAACGCATTCTTTAATGTTGGATTATTTCCTGCAAATTTACTCATATCGTTCATCATGTTGTCAACACTTCCGAACCTCTGAGAAATCATTTTCTCAAATTGCTTTTTCATCATGGCGTTTGGATTGAATGTCATCTCTGCCTACCTCCGTTCTGCTTAGGTTCTGGTGTTCCCGACATCTGCGTCGGGAACATATTCTTTATTTCAGAAATCTCAGAGCAAACATCATTCCGAAGCTGATTAAACATTGCTTCAATATCAATCTGCTTTTCATCTTGCTTAGATTGCTGTTCATCTGGATTTACGAGTCGGTAAACAAAAATCCTGCTCCTTCCATCGGATTGAAGCTGTTTTCTGTAAATTTCAGTTCCGTCTGTTTTTGGATAGTAAACAGGATTGCCGGACATATCCACATCTTTAGCCTTTACAGTATCAATCCCATCCACCATCTGCCCTTGAAGCATAGGGGATTGTGGAATTGGCTGTAACTGTTGCATCTGCATTTGACCATAAGGCATTGCCTGTTGGTAATTATTCTGCAATTGTGCCAGCCTGTCCTGATACGGTTGTATTTGACCGTATGGGTTGTTTATCATTGGCTGTTGCGGATAATACGGATAACCTGCCATAATCTGTTCCTCCTGTCCGGGATTCAAGAATCATGTCCATATCATCTATGGAACGATGCTTTTCCCATATACCCTCGTAAGGGTTTATTAACATAATCATTGTGTTTTCTCCTATGATTATATTATATAGGAAGGAACTCTGTTTTTGAACGTCACTATTTCGCCACGTTTTCGCCACAATACAAAGAAAAGCCCCGACAGTACATCGGGGCAACTTTGGAAATTTTCTTCTTTATTCTTTTGTTAATTCGGTCTATGGTTCTCGGACTATACCCCATAAGTTCAGATGCTTCCCATAGTGTCTTTTCGCCATAGACCCGTAATCGAAACAGTTTTTCTTCTCTGGAATCAAAGCCTGCTTCTTTTAAATAAAATTTTCTTTCATCTTCTGAAAAGTCTGTATAATTCATATTTCCACCGTCCTCCCTTACAAGTGGAATCAAACTGGAAGAATACCGCTTAACATAAAACCGATAACTGCGCTGACAATCGCTGTAATAACGCATACAATGATTGTATCGTAACGCTTTCCCGGGACTGCCATGAGAGTCTTTATATTGTTATTCATCTCATCCACAGTTGACTTGATATGGTTCAAGTCATTCTCACTTAATGCTGTCTTTCTTTCCAGTTCTCCGATACGCTCATAAAACTCTTTACTACGATCAGATTGCTTCTCTTGCATCAGCTGAAAATTCTTTTCCAGTTCTTCTATGCGGTGTTCATTAAAACATTCATGTTCACATCCCATCGCCAGTTCCTTTCTTCACTCCCTTAACATTTGCTTTTCCCTACTGAATATAAGCAACCCAGCGGCACTCCGGGAGGACAAAAATACCGTGCCACGTGACCCAACCATCTTAGTTAAATTAAACTTCCTGCAAATGGAAAAACGCCATGATTAATATATATTTCTGTTTCGGATTCCCAGTTTCGACTTACTGAATTTTCAGAGTGCGATTCTTGGAACTCGGCTCCCTGCTTCACGAGGAAATAGAGAGCCAAATCAAATATGCAATCATAACAGTATTCCATATCGGTATTGATTTTTTCCTCTGTATATCCAGACGGATAGTTGCGTTTCTTTTTGAACGAACGAATTGCACGCTTCACAGACAAAGAAATCATGCCGTCAGTTTCCGCATCATCGGATAGATACTCTTTCAGATCATTCACAAGCTGTTCGTTCATTCAAGATCACCTACCCTTGCTGAGATAAAATTTCTGAGATAATACCAGCCTTATTTGTCGATGTCAGGGCATAGCCATTGTCACTTGCGAGCTGTTTCAGTTGAACCACTGTCATGCTTGACAGCTCGTTTTCTGTATACTTGTGTTTAACACTTGCTACAGATGGTGACTGGCTGTTCTCGTCGAGACTATGCCCGTTTATTCCCCCGCTTTGGTACCGATTACGATACCGCCATTAGCTTTTGCTGCTACTGGAACAAACATACCTGATGCTTTAGTCCAAACTGCAACTGGGTCTTGTGTAGCCCACATGGACAGTGTTACAAAGGAACGATTTTCTTCCTGAATAAACTGTCTGTATTCAAGTTCCTCTGGTGTTACGCCCCAGAGCCCAGTACCAAATGAACCGTTCGGCTCTGCTTCATACAAAGTGAATACATCCTCTTTGAAGTATCTTCCTGTTTTGAGTGAACCATCTGCTTTTCTGAATCTGAATTTCTCGTCACAACGATCAATTGTGATTCCGTATTCCTGCATAAGCAGATTTGCAAGTTCCTGTTTTGTTAAGAGACGTTTGTTTGCTGCTCCTAAGACTGCTGTCTGCATTGCAGTGTTGTTTCTCATGTAATTAATCATTTTAAGGGATGTCAGGGCTTTGTTTACCACAAAACCATTATCCTCTGCAACAGCAACCATCTTCTGGATATCACCCATGATATCTGCATCCGGTTTAGACCAATCTGACATTTCTACCTTTGCGCTGGACGGAACGCCATAATCAATGCTCATATCCACGTTGTTCTCTTTGACTTTTACGGCACCTGTAGAAAGGAATTGTCCTTTCATGACATTTGCTCTGGCAACAACGCCTTCAAACAGGTTAGCTGCATCATCAAATACAAATCTCTTTAAGTTCTCGTCATCCGGCACACCGTTTTCAATTGCCTGCTGTAATCTCTCAGACTGATTGATTTTTCTCTTAATAAAGAGCTTTTCAGTCAGAACTTTTTCGAAGCCCGGTCTTGTCCCGATTTCTGCTTCAGTATCAAGCGCATGAACAAATGCTACCTCTGGAAGTCTCTGTCCAGCCATAAGTCTGTAGTATTCAGCTTTCAGGAACTGGGTTTTGACATCCGGGAAGATGGTGTCAAGAATGCCCGGTCTTTTTACGCTGAAATCCTGAGAAAAGTTAAGTCTTTCTTCCTGTGTGATTGATTCTAAAATATTAAATGGCATCTGCTTACCTCCTTAAAATTCTGGGTCTGTAGTGGTTACAAAGACGATACCCGCTTTTTCAAGCTCTGTTTTTGCAGTGGTTTCTACTGTTACCGGAAGTCTTTTTTCAAGAACACGTCCTGCAACAATTACGGAAATCGGTCGTTTTGTATCGTCTGTCATATCGACGTCTTCAAATACAATGCCTTTAGCGCCAGTTGCGTTTGTCGGATATACAGAACCTGCCTTGATAATCTTCTTAGTTCCAACGGTTTCAGCATTTGTCTGTTCTGCTGTATAGGTTTTAAGTACCAGTCCTACCTCGGATTCGAGGATATTAGGTGTGGATTCGTACTGCTCTGTTTTCATAAAAGCCATAATCTAAATCTCCTTTTCTTAAATATTTACTGGGGCATTATCATCTGCCGGTTTATTTTCTGGACACATTTTTGCTGAGTACGCTTTTGCATATTCAGATGCTTCACTTTTCTTTTCTGGTTCTCCACCAGATTTACCGCTACCCGGATTAGGTGTGTTTTCAAGGGCTTCTTTTTCCCATGCGGCTTTTGCGGTATCAAGCGTTGATTTATTTACTTCGGAAATTCCATCAACAAAAGTCTGGGCTTCTTTGAGTGCATCTTCAGCATCCATATTTGAAAATGCTTTGATTGCTCCTGCATAGGCATCTCCTTTCATTCCTGCACTTGCAAAAATAGAAGTGATTTTGCCTGTCAGAACTTCTCTCTGGGAAGTCGCAAGCGCAGATTCAAGGTCAGAAATTCTTTTCTCGTTTGCGGCTTTTTCTTTCTGACGTTCCAGTTCTGCTTTCTCAGCATCTGTCATGTTCTGCTGTTTGAGTTCTTCCAGTTCTTTTTCCAGTGCATCTGCTTTTTCAGCTTGTTCTTTTACTTTCTGGGCTTTTGCTTTTTCCTTAGCTACATCAGAATTTGACTGATTCAGGAAAGAGGTAATCTGCTCATCGGTTGCATCTGGAAAGATCTTCTTTACATCTTCTCTTGTCATTGAAATCTCCTGTCACCAATACGCTTTTTTACGCTGTTCGCTCAGCTCAAGGTGTCTCCCATGATTACGCTATCGGGATGCATATTTTTTTAATAAAAAAGAGACGATTTTACTCGTCTCTAAATTAACTGTATTGAATTGAACACCGGCAGTTCACAACCTCATCTGCCGAAGCTCCTAGCGAGGTGTCTTTTGGAAATTGTAGTAAGCTATCTCCAACCGAAAACGGCTCATCAATCGGGAGTATGGTTCCTCCGACTTCAAGGTGTGTCTTTCGTTCCCTTTTGTCTCCTACGTCAATCCATTTCTTCTTTGTCTTTCCTGCTTTCACAGCTTTTGAATACTGTCTGTAATTCAGTATCGAATTAGCTTCGCATTCTGAAATAAACATTGTCCGGTCATTTGACAGGTAATAATCATCAGTAATGCTTTTGTCTTCGGCAGAAAATCTTTCAAATGTTGCATCAATAATTTGTTTTGTCACGTCAAGAGCATATTGCTTGATATATGTGTCTATAAGCATATACGAAGCAATTACATCCAGATATTTGTCGTAAAATTGAGTCTGAATGTATTCTTGATCTGATTCTCCACTTTCTATGGTTGTTTCTATCAACGCTAAAATATAAAGGACAACTTCTTCCATTTGTTCAGAAAAAGCTATCCTTTGTTGCTTTTCTTTGTCTGATATTGACATTTTGCTGAAATATTCTTTATACGGTTCACTTCTGCGATTGTTGGGCCTGATATTTAATTCATCGTATGATGAAATACTCATTCTGAAATCACATCCTTATTGAAGCCATTCAGCAAATCTTGCGCTTTCTGCAACTCTGAGTCTGGGTCTGCCAATTCCGGATAAATGGTTCCGAGATATGGCAAACTCATTTCATATACTTTTTGTGGATCACTAAATAATCCGCAAGTAATCAGCGCAATAAGCGGATGAATTTTATTTTTGAACAGATAATCAAGTGCCTGCGCTTTGACAAGCATGTTATCTGTCGGGTTTCTGGTGATTTTTACATCAAAATCTCTAGTTGAAATATTTACGTCCATTGAAGTTTTTCGGATAATATTCAAAATAATTCTGGCGGATGCTTTTTCCGCTTCTTTCGTAAATGGTTCTACCAATTTTGCGTCTCGTTCTGCAAAATCCCAACCATTCCTCAGATACACTGCATTTCCTGTGTCTCCACCGGTATTGCCCTGTCGATTCGGCATTGCTTCTACAATCAGTATATTGTTGTAAATATCATCTTTAGCAACCTGACTTTCTGACTGATTTAGTTCAGCAGTCATTAAATCAACATCTGATTGTGTTCCATTCCCGACGTCTTTTACAGATACAGCACCGAGTTTTATCATTTTTACAAATTCTGCTTCATCAATCTCACAGTTTTTGAATTTCATTAGGGCTTGCACGAACTGTTCAACCCCATTCAGTCTGTCAGATTGATATTTGTTGATTGCATCATACATTGTGATCGCAATTTCAATGTCAGAAAGTCTGTCGTGATTATTTGGATATTCAATGATAGGAATACCGCCAAAACCATTGATTCCAGATTCTGTTACCGCTCCATTTTGTATTTTGAAATACTGTCTGGAAGAATAACACTGGTAATACTGCTGATTGTCCTCGTCTTTTAAAATCTGGACGGAAAGCACTGGTTTGCCAGTAACGCTTGAATAAACAATATATACATCCTGCGGTGATGGGATAAATATTCTGAAAGGCGGTAAGTCTCCATCCTTTGTCCATTCATCCTCTCTTAGAATTGCTTTATATGCAGTTCCTACTGCGCTCTGGTATATTCCAAGCTGAATGTTTCTGGCGTCTGAATTGGCTTCGTCCAGATAATCATTGAGCCTATCAACTTGTTCGTTTGTTTCTTCACTCGCTTTTTTCTTCTTGCAGACATACTGAATAGGTTCTCCGTATATCTGTCCTGCCTTGAATTTGACTGTTTCAAGGGCATGATTCTCAACAACTTTATTGTTGACCTCTGGGCGAACAAGTTTTTCACGATATAAAATTGGCTGATCGCCTTTGTAATATCTGTAAAGATAATCCATCAGGGTTCTATTCCTGTTATGGATTCCGATTGTATCAGAAAGGACCTGTGCCACGTTCTGGGGAGTAATCTGGTCTACGCCAGTATAGGCAGTTTTTCTGCCAAACTCGCCTTGGCATAGGTCAACAAAATTTATTTTGTTTCTCCCCACTGCCTGTCCTCCTATTTTTCTGCATGAAAAAAGCACCAAGGGTTCTTCCCGGTGCTTATTTTACAGCTTATATTATATAATATATGCAGGTATTATTCAGTATTATCAGGTATTAACTTTCAAAATTCTTAATGTTTTTGACGATATTCAGTGCTTTCGAATGCAATAATTTCACATGAGAATAGGAATATCCCATTTCACAGGCAATCATTTCAAGCCTTTCATCTTTTACATATCGCCTAAACAGCAGATCATACAAATCTGAATTGATATCGCTCACCTTGTCTATTGTTTCAATAATGTCTTGCTTTTTCTTTGTGTATTCAATAACCATTTTTTTGATTTCTGTTTGAATGTCAACAAGTTCGCTTACGGCATCGGTCATTTGATTGGGATTCGGAGTAGACTGAACTTTTTCACCATATGAGAACGATTTAAGCCCAAGAGCAAGACTTCTTAAATGTTCTTCTTCGTATTTTTTATTTTTAATAAGCTTGTCATATTTCTGAATTTGCCCTAAATATTCTCTTGTTGTCATACTATCTCCTTCCCCAAAATGGATTGCGCATTGCAGTTGCTTTTCCGCCTAATGGATTCTGCACGTACTCTGCCATCATCGCCAAGCTGTCCGGGCCATCATCATGAGATACTTTTGCCCTTGTGGTATATGTGGTCACATTTCCCATAAATAATCCGTAGTCGGATTTTGGTTTATACTGGCTCGGATGTAAAAAATAAAAATGTTTTGATATGTAATCAGAGTTTACGAGAATTTTTGTCTCTTTATTTGCTTGCGTAGGTCTTGTTTCGATATCCGCTCGGCATTTCCCTGAGATTATCTTTTGAATGTTGTGTGCAACACGATTTCCTACGTTATTTGACTCGAATCTGATTTTATGCGGATTGTGTTTTATCAAGATATCAGCAGTCTTTCTGTCCAGGATGTCGTAATCTGTGGTATCATCGAAAACAACGTCCGGGATAAAAAATTTATCCCCATATTGATATGCAATAGGTAATGATTCAAAATCTGTACCTTTATCTTTTGTATCACATACTGCCCATATCGCATCTGCTTCTCTGTCTGGTATAATTGTGTATTCGTCCGTGCATCCGTCGGGAACGTCTTCTTTGCCAAAGAAAAATCTTTTTAGCTTATCTGGCGGAAGCAATAATCCTTCACGTTCTACCGGTTGTTGCTGATAAAGACAGTTATAAGAGATTTCGTCCATGGACTCTTTAGCATCGTTGAAATACTTCTCAGAGAATCCATTTACTGTGAATAAAAAATTGCTTTTGCCATTCTCGTCAAGTGCCGGTACTGCTATAAACCTTGCTCTAGGGTTCCCGGCGTATAACTGCTGTAGCTTTCCGATAGGGTCATGCACTGACCATCTGGTAGCAATATAAAATTCTTTGCACCCTTCAAGTCTACGAGAGCGCAAATCATTTACTACTTTTGTCCATAAGGTGTCCAGTCGATTCTTGTTCAGTGCTTCTTCGATACCAGACACAAGGTCATCGGCGGTAAGAAATCTGTTACAACGGGTAGCTCCTGTCAATGAACCATCAATGGATCTGAACGTCCAAGTCTTAAATCGTCCGTTTCTTTCGAGATTGACCGTAGTTTCCTTTGCATTTGTTCCCTGTATTTCTACATTTGGAAAAATCTCATGCCATGTGTACTCAACCGGATCATTGATGATTTCCAGAACTCCATCATAAAGTGAACGTGTCAGAATACTACTGTGCGCTGAGGACAGGTTGAAATCATTCGGAAACCACCCGCCTACCAGAGACAGAAAGAAATCTTCAAGAGTAGATTTTCCGCAACCGGGTGGTACGCTCAGTGCAAATATATCAAGTTTATCATCCATCAAGTCTTGTAAAGAGCCGATGATATTGTGCTTCAAGAACACATTTCTTCTTGGCTGATAGAAGCGTTCTTTTAAGATTCTGTTCTTTTCCAGATACAGTAGACCACTGTCAACCTGATAGTTTCGGGCTTCGAACAGAAGATATTTGTAGTAGAGGTCTTCAAATTCTTTTGAACCTGTTTGAAGCAACTGATTAAGCGCAGCTTCTTTTCCAATATTGCTTAATCCTATGCCTTTTTCGCGATAATTCGGGTATTCTTTGAAAGAATGTTTTTCATCCATTAAGTAGACAAGGGAATATAACTTATTCCATTTTGTTTCCGGGCTTAGATTACTGTTGATGATGTTATTTCCAATTATCACATACCATTCCGGCGATTCTTCAATAATTTTTTGCATAAAAATAGAGCCAGACCTCCTTTCTTCTTAGGATTTCGTCTGGCTCTCATGTGGCTCTCTGACTGTTATTCACTTGCTTTGAAGTTATATATAGGTTTGATAATATCAACTATTTCTACGGTATCTTTGATGTTATCAATAATTTCTTGCGCTGGTTTGTAAGCCATAGGGCTTTCGTCAATCGTAGATTTCTGAACGGATGTTGTATATATCCCATTCATAGACTTCTCAAATTCTTCTAACGATATGTTTTCTTTTGCTTTTGACCGACTCATAATACGTCCTGCGCCATGCGGGGCAGAACAATTCCAGTCCTCGTTTCCTTTCCCGAATGCGATAATGCATCCGTCTCGCATATTCATTGGAATAAGAACTTTTTCGCCATATTTAGCTGATATTGCACCTTTACGAACAATGTTTGTATCGTGGTCAATATAATTATGAATTGTATCAAACCATGTATTTCTTTGGAGTGTCCAATTCATAGTGTAAAATATAGCGCTCTGTATACATCTTCTGTTTATTCTTGCAAATTCTTGGCAAATTTTCATATCATGCAGATATTGTTTTCTGTGTTCTCCTGTCAAGTAACACAATTCTTTCGGAATACCTAGTTTGTCCGGCTTCCATTTTCGTTTTAATTCATCAATACCATGTTGGATTTCCTTGTGTCTGCCAGAATGCTTGTATTCTTTCACAAATTTTTGTATTTCAGTTTCGAGCTTGTCTGTACCCTGCATGTCTTCTATGGCAATTTTCTGATATATTTCAGCTACTTGTTTCCCAAGGTTGCGGCTTCCAGTGTGAATTACAAGATAATTTAACCCTTTTGAATCAGTGTCAACTTCAATAAAATGATTTCCGCCCCCAAGCGTACCAAGGCTCCTGCGAATCCATTCGATATTTTTAAGCTGATGGAAGCAGTGAAGTTCTTCTAATTCTTCAAAATTTATGATTTCGTCACGTACATTTCTTCCTGCCGGAACATTGTTTCTTATTACTTCGTCAAGGTTTTTTAAATCTATTGTCCCCACATCGGTAGGAATTTGTGTTGTAAGCATTCCACATCCAATGTCCACGCCAACAATGTTTGGAATTACTTTATCTCCAAGATCAGCAGTAAAACCAATTACACATCCAGATCCTGCGTGAACATCTGGCATGATTCGTACTTTGCATTCAGAAAATGCAGGCTGTTTTATCAATGTATAAATCTGATTTAATGCTTCTGGTTCGATATTATCTGTAAATATCTTCAAGTTTCTCATAATGGCACTCCTTTCTGGCTCTCTGACTGCTTATTCTAACCAATCATTATCTAAGCAATAAAATCCAAAAACAACCATTCCTGTCAAGATAACCCAGAAAACACGGAATAAAACTAACCATACTCCGGTTTCCAAATGTTTTACTGTTTCTTCGATGTTTCGGTTGTTGTAAAATTTAGTCTTATCACTGATTGTTTTATCTTTTAATGACGTAAAGATTGTTCCTTTGTACTTTGTCTCAACCCCATAGTACTTATACCTGATACGGTTTGACTCTTTTACCGTATCAATGTACTCATCATCTGGAAGAACGATTTTATTGCTTTTAAAATCAATTCCGCAGAAGTTTATTTTCTTAGCTGTCTTGCTTTCTTTTCCTGCATAATCCCATGTCCAATACGTTTCTGTGGTATAATAAGTTCTCTTTCCAGATTTATGTGCTACTCTTCTGGTGTGTCGCGTGTATTTTTCCTTTACTTTTTTAACATATATGTATTTGCCACCAATTTCCGGGTAAGCAACTGTATCTACAGCTTTTAATTCGCCATATACAAAAGCATTGCCGACATTGGTTTCCATCCCATACTGAAATAAATCCGCGGATTGAATCTTTACTGCTTTATTGTATTTATCGTTTTGGTTTATCTGCCAGTCGGATATTTTGGAAGAAATCAGCATTCCAATAAGAAACATTACTGCGATAATGGAAATACTGGCAATAATTTCTCTTTTCGTAATCTCGAAGTTTCCAAAATCCCAACCTCTATTCGTCTTCATATCTTATTCCTCAAACAGGTTCTGTGGTGCCGATTCTGGTGCATCAAAATCAAGCAGTTTAAAGTCTTTTTTATCATATCCAAGCATATTCAAGAACGATCTCTGAGGAAACGCTTTTACATATTTTCGGTATGATTTGACAGACTTGTTGTAGTTTTCTCTGTATTCTGCGATAAGATTTTCTGTCATAGAAAGTTCCGTCATAAGCTGTTTATAGTTCTCGGAAGATTTTAATTCCGGGTATGCTTCACCCACAGCTGAAATTGCAGTAGTGACATTCTCAATATCGTTTGAACCAGAAGTTCTTCCAGAGACAATAGCTTTTAATGTTTCACTCTCATGCTTATCATATTGTTTCACACAATCCGCAAGGTTGTTCACCAGATCAACTCTACGTTTCTCCTGTATCTTAATGTCTGATGATGCTGATTCTACCTGCTCTTCCAATGATATTGCATGATTCTGGAAACTCTGCACTCCAAAGATTCCGAATATTACAATTGCCATAACTCCTACAAGTGAAATTAATAATACTTTCCATGCGTTTTTCATTCGACATATCCTCCTACAAATAAATCGCAAATTTTATCGAGTTGCATTTCTTTTATTTCGAACTCAACTTCTTCCCTGCTGTCAATATTACGATAGCTCGATTTTTTCTTCATTTCTTGTTGATAAAATTCGTCTTCTTTCTGCTTTTTGACTTTCTCTGCCATTTGTTTTGAAGTAAATACTCCAAACAAATGAAACTCTGAACCACATTGTTCAAAATAGACATCTCCGTAAACCAGATATACTTTCATGCGTTCACCTCACTGGAATTCCTAACTCTTTGTAAGTGAATACGACAGTGTACTTCTTCCCGCATTTGTAGCAAGTTTCCGTAATAGTGCAAGTCTTTTCTTTGTCGTTACATTTTGATTCTGTATCTGAACTTTTGAACTTGCATCCGCCTGTTAGAAAGCATTTGATTCTTTTTTTATTCATACATTCACCATAAACTCTTTCTTGCAGTTGCTTCCCTTACATTTGTACGGCATCCGATAAATCTTTGTGGTTGGGAAAATCTTTAAGGCTTTCTTTCCGCAAAACGGACAGATCACCCACTTTGTACCATTTTCCATTTTAATTTGTGCTGAGCCGTCCCATGGCTCAGGCATATTCATATATTCAGAGAAGTCTACTCCTTCTGATTCAAGTGCTGTTTTAATGCTCATTTACCGTTGTCCTTTCTGATTAATGTCAAAATCGTCAAATAATTGTCCCCGATGTAATCTGCTTTCCATGTTTTAGAAAGATTTCCCGTTTGGTTGTATATTACGGTCGTATTCCCTGCTAGAAGCAAGCGTCTGTCTGGATAGAACCTAGTCGGGATGTTCATTCGGTGGCATTCTCCCTCGATATTGTATGTGGCGTCAAGAAAATCAATGTCCGAGCCTGAATAAACCAGTAACATATTTCTGTTTCCTCCTAGTGGACTTACGAATCATTGGTTTGCCGTGCATTTTTAAGTAATTATTTTTAATGAATGTACGTGGTATTCCGTATTTTATGCTATCGTGTAAAACGGATGCGTCAATCATAACTGCATTATATTCGGTGTTTTTATGTCGATTCATTATCCCATCCCATTCCAGCTAAAATACATTCTGAAATATACGTTTTGCGTATGTTCTCTAATTCATTAATTGTTTTTGTCATGGCTTCTGCCATTCTATTATCATAGTATGTATTCCTAATTTGTAACTTATTTTCACGCGGATTAACGCTTATCGAATCTTCTAACAACGGATAATTTTCGCCTAAGAACACTGGCATATCTCCAAAGCCATTCATCGAAAGCTCATCAAGTATATTTAGTAATTTGCTAACAGTAATTTGATTATCCATAACATCAACTCACCCCATGAATCTTTCTCATGTTTGCATATCGGTCAATCAGAACGTCAAGTGTTGTATGCAACTGGTTAATTGTAACGCAGTCGTCCTGATGCTGTCTGTGATATTTTGCGATTTCTACAGATTCGTCGTAAAATGGCACATCCGCTTTTTCACACACCTGTCTTTTTAACTCATTGTTATAATCGCACATTTTATCCAATTCAGCCTGAAGCTCGTTGATTTTATTATCCTTGTCTAAAATCTCATGTTGCTTTGCTTCTCTCTCATCAGCCAACCGAAAAAGTTCTTCTTTCAACTGATCTGCTGTCCAACTCTTCAAATCTTCAATTCTCATGGCGTCCTCCCTTAAAGCTTAGTGAATATTTCCATATCGTAGTTATCTCGGATATAATCTGCACATTCAGACAGCTTTTTCTTTAAGAACGGATCGTTTGCGATTTCTGGATGTATGGTCAACATACAGATATCTTTTTTACCGTCTTTCTGAATTTTCTTCCAATTAAATGTCATAACGAACAGTGGAACTGCTTTGAGATTTTTAGTCTTGTATCTTATGTATAAGTTAAAAAGTTTATTAAACATGAAAATCTCCCCTTTCAATTACGCTGTCTTTTCAAATAGATCAAGAATAAATTCCCGTCCCATCTGTGTAATCCGTCTATGGTAGATCACTTTTCCAGAATCCAGAACTTCCTGTTTGATTTCCTCATACCCACAATTACTATACTGTGAAAACATCACCCACGTACCGTTCACCTGATACTGTATCTTTTTCTCTGCCAGAATCCGATTTAGCTGTATTGCTGATTTCAGTCCCAGTTCTTTTGCAATCTCAGTAATGGTATATGTCTTATTTACGTGCATCAGGATAGCATTCTTTCTCTCGGCTTCTACTCTTGCGGCACGTTCTTCTTTCAATTTTGTCAGAAGTTCGATGCCGAAGTCTGGATTATTCAGAATGTTATCAATGACATTGTCCGTGGCATATATGCCATGCTTACGGATGGTTTTCAGAATCTCTTTGACTTCTTTTTTGAACTGTTTGGCAATCGGCTTTCTGGATTGCATCAGAACTTCATAAAGTCCATTTTCGGTAAGAAACCATGTCCCATTCCCGCCGGTTCTATTTTCAAAGTAAACATTATTTACTTTGACTTTCTCATCCTCATCTACAGATTCAATCATTACTGATGGCTTGCTGTGTTCAATCCACTCCGCTACATCTTTTGCTAAGAATAGCGGTTCCTCTGCCGTTCCGTATACTCGAAACTGTTTTCCTAATACTTCCTGCTCATTCAATACTTTCAGTTCGTTCATTTCTCTCTTTCCTCCCTGTGCTTCATCTGGCATTCGATCATCTTTGCTATATTCTCACGTTTCTGTTTTATTCCATGTCCCTGACGGAACAACTCACATTCAAGGATATTACCGCATCTGGAACACTCGTCTTTGATTTCTTTTCCTGCTATTTGCATTATTCGTCCCCACAATAAATTAAAAGGTGTTTGGCAATTTGTCTAAGTTCACTTTTTCCGTATAATCGGATTCCAGTTTTTAATCCGCGATCAATCAACCAATTTGCTACCTTTATAGGGTCTATGGGCGGTTCGTTTTCCAGCTCTTTTATAATAAGACCGCCATTATTAATAAGTTCAGACAAATCACTCATGCTTATTCTCCTCCCAACATTCACAACTATCATCCAGGCATCTAAAGTCTGCACAATGTTCACTGTCGCCATTTCAGCAGACGCCTTCGCATACTGCGTACCATTTACACGTGCAACAACATTTACATCCTTTTGTGTCCATAGCCATCTCCTTAATTAAAAAAATCCAGTGCGCCGACTTGAACGGCATAAATCTCCCAACGAGAAACACTGGAACCGAACGAAGTAAGAGAAAAAAATTCCAATGATTGCAGTTCATTGGAATCGGAAAGGCAGGAATCGAACCTGCGGCACATAGCTTACAATGCCATTGCTCTACCACTGAGCTACATTCCGTACCGCCTATAACGGCCAGTTCTCTGAAAAGAAACTGGGTTGATTCCCACATCACATGCTTTCGGACCGGATGAAAATATCCAGATAAGCATTAACCTTTCCATCGTAAAACACATGAACTAGATGGTTCTTTTAGAATTGCCGACTATCACTTCTCACGGCCCGTGGTCTCATCTCTCTAAAAAGTTTTTTACGCAAACGCCTAGTGAGTTGTACGTTTACGCTCATGCGTAAATCCACCTGAGACATAGACCGCCTGTATACAAACAGCTTAACTCTAAGCGGATTAAAGCGGAACGCCCGGAATCGAACCGGAGACCAGAGCGCGACTCTGTCAGTTTTCCACTAGCGTACATTCCACATAACCCGGAAACCCCGGGTTAGCAATATGTTTATCGTGTTATGCTTTCCACTAGACTGTTTTATGCCATGTCAGCCACATGAAGTTGTTTCGGATTTGGATATTAATGTCTTTGTGTACAACGACGAAACCTTTTATATGCCTCTTGAAAACTTCCTGTCCTCAACGTGCACCTATTGACGACAATTTAACTCAGAGACTGTGTCGAACGGGGAATTATCTTCATCGAACAGGCTGTGCCGTTACACACCTTTCATGAAAATAATCCACATACACTCATTCAACAGTTTTTTCTGTCCATAAAACGGATAGACAGCATATGGAAGAAATGGAAACTACAGGACTCGAACCTGTGACTTGTCGGTTATGAGCCGACCGTTCTGCCGACTGAACTAAGTTTCCTAAGCAGAGGGTTATTGCAGTTCAAGAGTAACTTCCTCTGCTGTTGCGATTCTTGCCCTCGCAGTCGCAACAAAGGGTCTAAATGCTGTTCTGCATAAGCAGAATCCATCCGGGGCATTTGAAGCCCCTTTAATCATCCCCGTTGGGATAGATGGAACCAATTCGGAGGGGAACTATATCATGGCTAAACAATATAGTCCGACTGGGCTAGCGGGATTTGAACCCGCGAATACAGCAGTCAAAGTGCTGAGCCTTACCGCTTGGCGATAGCCCATTATTTGTCCGGGTAACACCCCGGACTCGTGATAGAGTGATATATTTTATAAAATTTTAGAAAGCATCATGTCTATATTTGTACCGTTAAGTCCACGCCAGTTACTTTGCAATGGGCGGGAAAAGTTATTCTCCATTGAGTTTCACCAACGCAGACCTAAGCTACTCTGGATGCCTCGACCTGTCAGATTCAAAGGCTTTCCCGAACCTGAGAACGACAGGCTTCTGATTTTCTTGTATTTTCACCCGTTCAATCAGTATGGTGAACAGGGGAATTTGTATTGTGAATGCTAACCACATTGGGTTCTCCTTATAATCTAAAAATCACAACTGCATTAACTGCAAAACATATTTCCATTAATATAAATATTGCCGACGCTATTGGATTGCTTTTCTTTTCGGCTTCGTCCTGTGATATGAGGAATGCCAAGACCAATGTAAAAAAAGCAATATCTAACATGGCTGCTACGAATTTTGCTAAAATCATTCTCTTTGTTCCTCTCCGATCATGAAATCAAGAATCTTACCGGCAGTTTCTTCTTCTGGCTCGAATGGTAAACCACAGGTACAATACTTCTCAATTGCTGTTTTAAGGCTTGCTTTGAATCCATTATAAACTTCTCCGTGTGTCATAAGTTCGTTCCTTAAAATGGCTATCGCGTGCGTAATAGTTGTAGAATTAGTATTGCTCATTCTTCAAGTCCTCCATTTCTTTCACGCTAATCCCGACTATCCCGGCGCTATCATTGCTGTCTGTAGCTTTAAAGTGTGCTTTAGGATGTTGTGGGTACATGAACTCAAACATAAGGTAATTTGCTGCATCCACAAGATATTCCGTGTTTCCGGTGGAATTATATTTCTCAATACATCGTTCCATGGACGGGAGCGCCTGCACGTTCCCGGTTTTAAAATTCTTCCTGGTAGGACCGTATTTATGATAGCTTACCTCGACTCGATTCTTACGAAGTTCATCAAAGCGTTCACTGTATTCTTCTGACATATAAGAACCTCTTTTTTATTTTTTGAGAAAAATTGAGTCGGCGTTTTGCCTATCTCCTTCGGAAATATTGCTCCAACACTTCTCTGGTGATTTGTGACACACTCTTACCGGTTCGATTCTTCTCGGCAATGAGTTTTTGCTCTAACTGATATGTGAGCCGGATTCTGATTGATTCGCCCTGAGAGTTATTCTTTTTCATAGACAGTATCCATTTTTACTGAAAGAATCGGTTTATCTCCGGCTTTTGCTAAAAGTGTAATGCCTTTATCGTTTTCCCAAGATGCTGTTGTTAACTGAATGTTCGTGATTCCTGTTTCATTACAAATATTCAAAAGCTGATTAGCTACATCCATTAACGCTGATCTCAGATATCCGTCATTATTTACGATCTGTTTCATTATTTCGCCTTTCTGGCAAGGGGCTCTTTTTATTTTTTTGGGAATTTTTAAGCCTTGCTGTTGGAGAAGGCTTTTTTAATTTTTCGGGAACTCGGAGTACTTACTCGGCGTGTGTTGGTGCTTATATAGACCCCCTCCCGGTATCCATGCCGGACGCTAACCGGACAGCCCGCCGCCCCATGGGTTCCCGCTGCTCCGGTCTTAACGCTGATGATTTGAACGCCTGCGGCAGTAATCAAGGAAGCAAAATGGCCGAATAATTGTCAGAATATTACATCTATAAGAAAAACAACAGTTTTTTATATAGATTAATGTACATATTGCACAATTATTCAAATTGTATTTGTATATATTGCACAGTTTTTACTAATTTGCCTTGTTTTCGTGCCGTTTGTCCGTGAGTCCTGTACATTTCCGGGCTCTTGACGCGTCCTATCTTGCCTCACTCTCCTGTCAGCAAACCGCCAAACTCTTCTTTGATCTGTTCCAGGCTCTCCCGTGGTTTATCCTGACGCTGGTTTGCCTGTACTGGTGCCGTCTCTGCCATGCCGTCAACAGCCTTGCAAAGGAATATGCCACCAACGTTCCCGGAAGCTGCGCTTTTATATCGTCCGAGTGCACATTCATCTTGCCATTTTTTAATCGTGTCGGAGCGTGAGAGGCTTAGCTTTTCACAATAATCATCAGCTCTGCACTCTCCTTTCGCCCATGAATAAATTGTGTCCCTGTGAATGCCAATCAATAGTGCATATTCTTCTATCGTAGGCTTTTGATTATATTTATATACTAACTCTGTATAAGCTTCCCATATCTCATTAAGTACTGTTATGCTCTCAAGTATATTTCTGTTAAATCCAACATGTTTATTTATATACTTAATCATACCAGTGAACTGATTACTATTTGGCTTATATATTTCTTCTTGGTCATGCAGTGAATCAGCATACTCATCAGCATAATAATTAATCGTACTAGTGTATACTTCTATTCCCTGTTCCGTTACTGTTGTATTACTCTTTTTCACTGTATCACCTCCAAAAATTGAAATAAAAAAAGACGACAAAAACACGTTCGCAGATACAATCCGGGACCTTTCTAAATCCCTTTCTTCTTTCCGATCTGCTCGGTTTTAATCGTCTTAGTCTTATTATTCTTATTGCCTTTCGGCTTATTTAGTTGTTAATTCTGTTTTATCATACTTTTATATTACTGTCAACAGTCTATTTGATTTTATTTTTACTGCTATATTACTCTTATTAACTCTATATATCTATACAGTACTGTATAGCATGTATATTAATAAACTCTAGGTCTCTAGAATCTTGGAGGGGATTATATAAACAGTTATTATATATTTATACACATTGTAATACGGTCATTTTCCGGCATATAACGCACAAAAAGCCAGGCCTTCCGGCACCTTGTCCGGCGTGATCTGGCCTGCTAAATTCTTATTCTTTTCGCGCTCTGGCTGTCGCCCCCTCCTGAGTTCCGTCGCCTGTCGTTATTTTTATTTTATCCACATCAATTTAAAAAATCAAGCCCCAAAATAAAAAAATTTTGCTTGACAACTTCAACAGTTTTGTGATAAATGTATTTTAACAACTTCGGCGGCGGGGTTGTTCCCCCTCACTCGTTACGCCGCCAGAATAAGACAGCAAAAGCCCCCGGGATTATCTCTCAGGGGCTTATTTTGTGTCTTTCCAAAATGGAAATATTAAAATTTGCACTTATTCAGTACTATTTCAAATTTACATTCAATTACCTCAGTAATTGTTGTCTAAATAATACTATAAATCAGATGAAAAAACAAGGATTGTTTAAATTATCACAATCTGTAATTACTTTTATTCCTCGATCTAAATATTTTACTCGAACATCATTAAATCTTCGCTTTCTCTTGCTGATCGTATAATCTTTATGAACTGTGTAAACAGTTCCGGGTGTTTCTGCCGTAGCCGGTGCATAAGCGCACATATCGAGCGTCGTTTCCTGCGCTGGCAAAATATCAACAATCCGCACATCGTCAATTCTTATCAAGTCCTCATGTCGTCCCAGACTTGGAAATGTCCGCGGGTTCAGAATCTTTCTGTAGATCACTTCGACTTCTTTCTGACTTTCCGGCATAACATGCAATCTCAGGTCCAGATCAGACACCATGTTTTCATAAATTGGCGTATTGACCCAGCCTACAAACGAATCCCCAGATTTTACCCTGACCGGAAAACGCTGCTTAAACTCCTCTGTCTCTGATCCTGCGACAGCTCCGCCACGCCACCTCATGCAAATTTCCGGCTTGTTCATGACTCCATTGCCGGATACAGATATCTTCATATCATGCCAGCTATCCCACTGACAAAGAAAATGGACCATACCGGCAATTGTAGAAAAAGGCGGGAGCGGGTATGTTTCGCCCCGCTTGCCATTCCATCCCGGTATTGAAAACCGGGCGGTATCCATATGCCCTTGTATCATTACTGCTTTCATGCGTTCATTTCCTTGTCTGCTCGAAATCCTTCAAGAATATCATTGTATAAAATTTCTGGTATTTCTTCCTCCATGAGTGGCTTTCTTTCTTCAAGTTCTGAGTCAAGGCTTGCGTCGATGTCTGCAAGCGCCTGCTCTCTGTCAAATCCCATTTCTACAGCTTTGTTTAATAAATCAATTGTTTTTTTCATCTTCTTTTTCCTCCATTTTCTTAAATTTCTTCTGTGTAGGAAATTCTAAGAGTATTGCCCTCAATTTCCCAGAAATAATTTTTACTGTCATATTTTTCGAGGTTTCTAAACTCCTCGATTTCTCCGCTTGTCAGTGCCATTTCTACGGTCACCGGTTCGGTTCCCATCTTCCCGGTTTTCATTGCTTCTTTCTCAATTGCTCGATCAATTTTTCTTTCTAACATCTTCTTTTTCCTCCTCCTTATGCCCGAGCATATGAAATAAAATTCTGCTCGGCGGTTTCGTCAACAAGTTCCGCCGGGATTCTCACCCAGTTCTCACCCAGAGAACTTATAAAATTCTCTTTCTGGGCTTCTGTGCCGCACAGCCAAGCTGCTGTGACTTTGGAACATCCGAAGTTTTCGGAATTGTTCCGCGCCACCTGTTTTAATTCAAATTCTTTCATTTTTCTCCTCCTAGTTAATCCCGGTAACTTTAACACGGGTTTGTAAAATATCTTCCGCAGCTTCCAGAATCTCGAAATCAACAATGTACTCCTCACCGTTCTGGTATACGGCGATTGCTCCGGACTCCAAAAGTTCCTCGCCGTCCCCGTTTCCATCCCAGAGCTGACCGAAGAAATATTCTTTGTAACCACTTCCTTTCTATGGTTACAGTATATATTATTAGTGCTTAATTGTCAATAGTTATTTGTGCTTAATTTACATTTTTTTCATTCTATCCATTTTATCAAGTTCTGCAAGAATTAATTCCCTTGCGAAAGCGTTGGTTTTTAATCCGTATGCGTTTATTCTGTCGAGTGTTCCCTGCGGTAAGATCACATTTATTCTATCCTTATTTTTCATACATTTCTTTACTGCTTCTCTATTCTTTATTGCTTTTTCTTCTACTGTTAATTCTGCCATGTTTATTCCTCCTTTATTTTTCTTCATTATAATATGCGCGTGCTTAATTGTCAACAATTTTAGTGCTTAATCATAATGCACAATTTGCCATAAATAATTAGTGCTTAATTTATACATTATGTCAATTGCTATTAGTGCTTAATTAGTGTATTATATAACCATCAACAGAGAACAAACAACCCGGACGCAAAGCCGGGAGAACGGAGAAAAAACATGATTAAATTTTTAGACTTATTCAACACAATGCACTGTGATTTCTTTGAAATCCAGAAAGGCAGAAAAAGCGAGCTTGTAGAATGGGAAATGAGCGGGAAAATGCTTCAGACCTGCAAAAAATATTTTGATGATCGAGTAATTGATTTCTATATCACAAGATCAAACAAGAATAATGAGTTAGGGCTTGTTATTAGACTGGAGGAAATAAAAAAATGAGATATAACATCTATCTGGGCCAGATCGAAAAGGCCCACACAAAAAGAAAGCTGGTGAAGCTCCTGGACCTGATCGGGAACGACTTCACTGGGATTAACTCCCGGCAATATGAAGAATTAAGATTCTTGATTCTTTATAAAATGGCGGCATAAAAAAGAATCCGGACGAAAAGCCCGGATTCCCCCCCACAGTATAAATTGTAAATCATTAAAATATCAGCAAAAACAGAATATCACAGAAAAGGAGAAAAATCAATGTGTAAAATCATCCCTTTCCCGGTTCAGGAGTCAACCGGATTCATAAATTTAAAACAGTTCTTCGAGGTTTCCGGAACTGTAAAAACTACAGAGTTTTACATGGGAACCGCTGAAGAATTAGCAAGGCAAAACAAAATAACACAGTCCGAACTGTTGACACTTCGCAGAATCGGGCGTCAAAAACTAAAGGCGTTAGAAAGCCAGACAGTCGCTCCAATTGTCGCCCCGGGCTTATATATGTACACGCCGGAAATGGGGCAAGAAAAGCCAGAATGTCAGATTGACGCAAGTCTGAGTTATTACGGCGATCACTGGTTTTTAACAACTAAATTAATTCTAAAAGGGCGCGGGATTCGCCTTGATAAAGCGGAAAACGATACAAATTATTATATCGTTACGGAACGCGCTTTCGAGAAGCTAAAAACAGAATACAGTATATCTAAAGTTAATTATTTAGATTAATTGCCTCCGGTGGCGGTCAAGCCGTAGCCCCAACGCAACCGCCGGATTTAAAAAATAAAAAGAGAGGTAAATGAATATGAGTAAATATTTTAAAAACGTAAAAAGCTATAAGGATTTAAAAGAGCAGTACAAGAAACTTTTAAAAGAAAATCACCCGGACAACGGCGGAGACCTGGACACAATGAAAGAAATCAATGTGGAATATGATATTTTATTCCCGCTCTGGAAAGATCGCGCCGCAACTGCTGACAGTCTGACAGAAGAAGAAAAGACAGAGACAGCCAACGGAACCCGTCGCACATTCTACACCGACAACGGCTGGGAGGGTTCCAGATATGACAGCCATTTGTCATTGAAAGAAATCGCAAAAATTGTTAGAGGATATGTGAAAGAAAAATATCCAACTTGTAAATTTAGCATTCGCACACATTACGCGAGTATGTGCCAGTCATTAAGCGTTGACCTTTTGGAGTTCCCTGAAAGAATGTATAAGACAGCCGAAGAATTAAAGAAAAATTATTGGGAAGAATACATATATAAAGACAAAGACGGAAAAGAGCATACTTATAAAAACATCAGTGATGAAATTCAGGGCGTATGGAGAAAATTATATAACAATGATATTTTTACCGCTGACAGTTGGACAGATGACGAGCTTTTAAAATGCTACGAAAAAACAGTCTTTGAAGAAAACAAAGTATATTACGGAGTGCCTACAGAATATTTCCAGAGTGTTATTGATGATGTAAATGATTTTGTATCATCCTACAATTATAACGACAGTGACGGTATGATTGACTATTTTGACGTTAATTTCTACGACGGTAAAGTTGACTATAGAGACTGCAAATACGTTCCTAAAACAGCCAGAATCAAAAAGCAAAATACAGCCCCGGCACCGACAGAGAACGCCGAAAATAAAACATCTGAGCGGATCGGCACAACTGGAGAACCTTATACAGTACAGGAAAGCCAGCACACAAAAACCGGCGAAAAGATTTACCTTGTTAAATGGTTAGACACTCTCAGCAGGGAAAGTTACAAAGAATTATCTGCACAAATTAAGAATATTGGCGGTTATTATTCCAGATTTACGCACAGTTTTATTTTTAAAACTGACCCGTCAGAAGCTTTGAAAGGGGTGAAAATTGCATGAATGAGAAATGCGTAAAATATTGTTGCAGGTGTCCTAAATTGGGCACCTGTGAACATTCACAAGACGTTTTATTTAAAAAATTATTCTCACAATATGGATATTACAGAGAGGATACAAGCAATAAAAAAATAGGAATTTATGAGCAGCACCCGGAACAGCTCCACACCGAAAACGAAATTTTGAGATATTTTGAACGTTCGCAAAAAGATATAGACGAACTGCAAGAAACTATATTGCAGTTAAAAGCATATCAGGCAGAATTGACACGCCGTTATAATTTTTTAAAAACTTCACCTGTAAAAAAGAAAATTGTATTAAAGCGTCAACAGCGCCGGCATGAAAACGTGTTTTATTACATATTTTTTTATGATGTAAATTTGAACGATGGTCATGAAGAACAGACAAATTTTATAAAATACGCCGGAAAAGATAGAAAAAAGGCTTTTGATATGTTCAAACAATTAAAATCCAGCAACCCCGGCGCAGATTTTGCAGAAGATATAAAAATATGATCTTGGTTAATGAATAATAATTTCAGGCGTAACGGTTCCCGCCGGGTTCGATTCCCGGCAACGCCTTTTATAACCCGGCTCCCATGGGTAAAGGGAAGAAAGAAAGAAATGAGAAAATATAATTTTTCAGAAATGGGTGCTATTTGGTGTGATCATGCCCGGGAAATAGTCGAAAATGGCGTTTTTATTGCCAATGATGGCAGTAATTGGGATTTATGGGAACATAACGGGATTGTGTATAGTATTCCCGTCGAAGGCTCCGGCTGCGGTGCGTCTGTCTGGTGCGGCGTCAAAAACCTGAGGCGGCACTTGTACGGGCTTATGCATATTTGCGACCGTTCTTCTCTTATTCCAAGTTGCTGGGAAAATGTTAATGCTGATTTTTTAGCATCACTTGGCATTTGTTAAATAGGGGGGGCGGTATTATGTCAAAAGCTAAAAGGAAAAAATTAGAACAGGCTGCGATTGAGATTGTAGCCGGGTCAATGGAATATATTGGAGAATATGACCAAATTTGCAAAGAAGCTGCAAGCCTTACAGATTCGGAACTATTGAATTTTTTAGAAAAATATTCTGATTTAGAGCAGTAAAAACACTGCTCTTTTTCTGGTGTCCTGCATCCGCTCCGGGCGGCGGTGATTCGTGACCTGTGCTTGGACTTCGCCGGGGGGCTTGTTCTCCGGTTTGATGCACATTGATAATTATATATAGTTGTATTGGCTTCTATTTGGCGTTTTAACGGCTCTTATCGTGATTCTGGTATATTTTATCACAAGTATATAAAATTGTCTTAAATCTTCAAATATCGAGTTGTTAACAGGGATTGACGACAGAGCATAACGGGGCTATTATTATTTTTGTATAGCTGTACGGCTATAAAAGGGAGATCACATGAGCAAAATAAAATACGTGTATTCATATAAAAACACTGGTAAATGGATTACGCAAATAAATTATAACAGTAAGAATTACACACTTGGAATTTTCGCAAGCCCGGAGGAGGCCGCACAAGTCCGCAAAGATGCGGAAACCGCAAAGAATAACGGCACGTTCCCGGAGTTCTTCGCGAAGCTGCGCCCGGGTGTGCAGATCACAAACAGCAACACAAAACGATGCGTTGTCTGCGGGAAAGAGTTCGAGAGCCGTAACGGGCGACTTGTGTGCGGTCCGGAGTGCAAAAGGAAACGGCTGCGGATGTCTTACGCAAAAGCAAATTCCAAAAACGCTTATAAAAAAGACACTGTAAAATACAAATACTTGCATCTTAACAGTTTCGGGCGCTGGGAGGTTAATGTATACCGGGATGGCACAAAATATTACCTTGGCTCTTATTCTGCCTTAGAGGACGCTTTAAGCGCTCGGGATAGTTTTACAGAATGCGTAGGAAGCTACGCAGAAAAAGTGAAAGAAATCCGATCAGGGGCGTTAGCGACACAAACACAAAAATGGTGCACCGGGTACAAACACGCTCAGGAGTTTTACAACCTTAACGGGGATTTGCTTGTCCCCTGCTCTTACGTTTGCCCGGACGGGTACAAACTGGGGCAATGGATACGTTACCAACGTAGCGCCAGAAAGGGCAATTCATACGCTCAGATCACACCGGAACGGGCAGAGATGCTTGACAAAATCGGAATGATTTGGGAAGCTAAGAAAGTTAGCGAAACTTAGCGAAAGTTAGTTAATATGATTATATCAAATTATAACAAATGTTTAAAATTGGTATTACTGGGCAATTCCTGAATCAATTGCAGATGCGCTGGAACCGGAAAATCCCGGAAAAAAAATCGCAGAAATCTGGAACTAATTCAGGCCTGCGGCTTTTTATATTTGTGCATTTTGTATAGAATTTCCCATAATGTATCTCGGCAGGTCATAAATTTGCGCCAAAATAATATTGACAAGTTCCGCATCGTATGACATCATGGTTTTATATAAAAGAAGGAGGTATAAATTATGTATCCTAAGCTTTACAGTTTTCGCGCAGATTTAGCCAAAGATCAAGAATGTTCTGCTAGTTTTATAAAATTTGCGGATATTGTACAAAAAGAATTGAACCAGGATGCCGATTTAATCAGCACAGCAAAACAGGTCAATATTGATTTTAGCAAAAAGGTGAAAGAAATTGTTGGCGATGAAGAAAATATCGATTTTTGTGGAAACAGATTAATGTTATTACTTCAGGAGTTGCCACGCTATCATACAATGGACGGGTTTGAATTTCAAGGAAAAATATACAACATCAGGATAGATTTATTAACATGGCGCTTTGAGTTGATAGGAACAAAATAATTCGTAGTACAAAGGATGACGTTGCGTCATCCTTTTTTATTTCATCACATTCAATTCGTCTTTTCCAGTGGTATTCTTTCTTCTTGTAATATCAGAAATCTTACTCCTACGCCTTTTCTGCCGGCTCGTTTCCTTGTTCCTGCGCTTCGCTGATTCCCTGCTGATGGTTCCCATGCCTACTCCTTTCTGAACACTTCCTTCATGTTCTGGCTTCGTGAATTGAGGTTTATAATTGGCACATCCACATTGAGTTCATCCGGCACGATACCTACGATCACAACCTTTGTCGGCTCTATTGCGTCTAGCATTTCCTTAAAATTCTCGCAAAACTCCATTCTGGCAGACTTTGACCGCACTCTGCCATTGGTGCAACATGATACCGTGCTCCTATGTGGCGTTCCATCAAATATCCATGGCATTTCCTCTGGACTGATAATATTTACGGACGGAATAATTTTAACGCCCATAACCGCCCAATAATAGCCTAAAGCATGGTTTCTGTACAGGTTGTAGATGTTCAACGCACTTGGCATCCCGGAAGCAATTGTGAAATCTGGGCTGCAAACTGAATTGAAACATTTTAAGTGCTCAATGTACTGGTCCGGCTGATTCCATACCTGCAGAAAGCTTTTGTCATCAATGTAGAAATTCACCGTCAGGTCTTTATGGCCTTTCAATGATCTGGATTTTGAAGACACAAAGTCAATCGACTTGCCCGGCGAGAAATCCACTTTTGGAAGCATTGGTATCTGAAATTGTCCATCAAGTTCTGCACCGGTTATCAGATATTCTTTCATCACATCATATGCGGTATGTATCACAACGTCACCTCCATACAACCATATTAGCATAATTTTGGCAACAAAAAAAGACCGCATTTCTGCCGTCTACGATGGTTTTTCCTGTGTCTCACACACAAGTTTTCCTCCTATGGTTTTAATTCGAATATTTGTTCTTGTTCCCTAGCCTGTTCCCTCGACTATTTTACATACCCCTAAAAAGCACAAAAAACCTTGATTTTACAAGGTTTTCGTTAGCAGCCAGTACGGGAATCGAACGTATCTTTAAACTGCTATTTTTCCTATAAAACCAATGCTTCTAACTTTTTGCAGGGTGTTCCTTTTTGTTCCCTGGCTGTTCCCTCTCAAAAAAGCTATCTTGATATTACCATAAATTCATCTATGCTGTCCATGATTTTTTGTTTTTTCTTGAGGTCCTTTCGATCTCTGTGGTAGTAGTTCTCGGAACACGAAATATTTGTGTGGCCCATCTGTGATGTGACCATCTGATTATCTATGCTGTGGTCGAGTAATATCGTGCAATATGTTTTTCGTATTTTATGCGGTGATTTTTGAATACAACCAGTTTTCTTGCACACTGTTCTTAACCGGTTCCTGAACGAATAAGTATTTAATCGCTTTCCATCTTTAGAAAATATATATTCACAGAATGTCGACATATTTCTAAGCTTCTGTAATATCCATATACACCCCTGAGGAACCACTACATTTCTTACGCCTGCTTCTGTTTTCGGAAAGTCTTTGACTTCAAAAATGCCTTTATGGTTTTCAAAATGCCTTACTTCCGTTCTTCTGACTTTAATCGTACTGATATGTGGCAGCCAGTCATTCCATTTCAAAGCGCATAGCTCCCCAACTCTCAGCCCGGTTACAAACATAAGCATAATGCCGAGATTTACCATATCCTGATTATCTTTCAAGTAATCAATCATCCTGTCCATTTCAGCGTCGTTGAATACTTCTTCCGAATCTTCTTTGATATTTCTTTTGAAAGATTTATCGGTGACATCCAAGTCATAGAATAATTCCTGCACGTTCCAATCAATCAGCTTGTTGCGCTTTGCCCATTTTAGGGTGCCTCTGGTAATTGTCTTAAGATTGCAGAAAGCTTTTGCGGTTAGATTGTGTTCACTGATCTGTTCTTCCAGGAAGTTGCTAATATCCTCTGACTCAATGTTTTTAATTCTGCGTTCGCCCATGGTCCCAAAAAAACGATTAAAGTCCTGCTGATATCTCTGATAAGTTTGTATTGAAATCTTATTCAAATCAACCTTGCGCTGTGCCCATTCCTCGAACACACTCCTGATTTTTGGGTTCTCTGCTTTCTCACGGTGCGTCTTTACGATCAAGTCCTCTAAATCCTGCTTAGACCGACGTTTGAACATCTTCCGCTGTCCGGTTTCGTCATAAGTCATACGGATTTTCCAATATCCGTCAGATGCCTTCCATATGCTGTCCCTGTATTCTTTTAAAATTTCTTCCCTTTTATTCATTTCAACTTGCTCTTGTATGTGAGACAAATTGATGATACCATTCTCAATTGCATATTTCAAGTCGTCATTATTCATAAAAAATAAGGAGGAACCGGGATATCCTTTTGCTGGCCAGCGGCTCCTCGTTCCTCCTTTCTTTCACACATAATCAAAAATATTCATCTGTCCTTCCGGCATATCATCTTCAAGATTGAAGAATTTACAGGCAATAAAATTTCCATGCCAGTCCCGATTACCGCCGTACATCAGACATTTTTCCCTCTTTCCGTCCCTATAAAATCTGCACTCAGAACAATTGTGCTGATACGCAGTTCCACCGGAACGTTTATACATTTCGCTTATTGTCCTCATTTCTTTTCCTTTCAAAAAGTTTAAATTCTCAAAGTTGCTCTTCTTTTTGTTCCTGTTCTTCTTTTAAAAATCCCTTTCATTACGCATTCCGTCGGTAGGCATCCTCTCATGTGATCATTGATAAGGATGTAATCGCAAGTTCCATATGATAACCCTCCAGAATTATTCTTTGAAAAATAATCACAATGCTTACATTGCTTTTCTTTTAAATTCTGAATTTCTCTGAAAGACATTTCGCCCCATGGTTTAACAGCTATTTTCACTCTCTTTACCTCGCATTCCTTGTACCATCTTCATTTTCAAATGTTGTGCTATATGTTCTCTGACAGATTCCTCTGGAAATGGGATTTCAAGTGACCGCTCCAGAATCCTGTTTGTGATTCTCTCGTCATATTTCAGTTCTGATATCTGGCAGTTACTTGTGAATATAGTGATTTTCCTGTCGATATACCGCCCGTTGATAATGCTATAGAATCTTTCATTAATCCACTCCTTACCAGAATCAGCGCCGAAGTCATCAATGATAAGGATTTCTGTTCTGGACAAATCCTCTATCAACTTTCCCTCCGTATTCCCTTTGTCTCCCCATGTATTCTTGATCTCATCGAGGATTCTTAGGGATGTGGTGAACTTGACTGGCTTCTGGTATTTCTTCATAATTTCATTCGCCAAGCTGCATACTGTTTTGGTTTTGCCAGAACCTTTTGCATTTGAGAAAAGGTATAGCCCTATTCCTTTCTTCTGCATATCAGGAAGGTTTTTAAACCAGTAATTTACCGCCTGAGCCGCCTGAGAAAATACCTTTCGGCTCTCGGTGTTCAAATATACACTTGACTTCAAATCGTTGAAATTTGAGCCTTTAAACACGTTTGGAAGCTCTGCAAATTTCAATTGATTTTCAAGGATTATTCTTTTCCTGATTCCGCAAGGGCATTCCTCGCAATAGGGAATACCACTTGCATCTCTTATCCATCTCCACCCGCTGTTCCCACACTCAGGGCATTCAAGCGAACGGGGTATCTGATTCTTCTCCATTCCATTCTCCAAGTGGGACGAGTGGTTCGACATTTCTTTGAGTTGCGTCAGTTCCATTTCGCATATCCTCCCTGTTGTGGTATTTGTTTTCAAGTACTTTTAAGAAATTGTTCGGTTTCACGAACCATTCAAAATTTATCATAAAATCAGTTTTCTTTCCCATAAGGAAGTCACTATTTTGTACATTTTTCAGTGCTTCCATAACCTTATCCATGCCGTATTCTCGGATTCTTGCTTTCAACATTTGAGTTCTCCTTGCTGTCATTCTTGCAATTGGCTGAATCCCGAACTGCTGAAGCTTATTCCACTCATCAACCACTTTCTGCACATCTCCGGGCTTGACTAAATCTTTCTCACAAGAAATCTGCTCTGGAATCTCTTCTTCTGACAATTCTTTCTGGCGTTTTCTATGCTCTGCGACCCGTTTTCTGGTCTGCTCTCTGATTTTTTCAAGCCCGTCAATATTCTGATGTTCTTCCCATCCGGGAATTGAAAGCAACGTTCCATCTCTGGTTATCATTCCAAACTTTTCAAGAATTGTAAGCGCAAGTTCGATCACGCTTTCATCAAAGTCCAGCTCGTCAGCCAGCATTTTATTTGTATATGGGATATTCTCTGTCAGAAAAATGATCCCGTTTGAATTGCATCGTCCCGCCATCGTCAGGAGCATCATCCAGATTAGAACGATGTTGTTCCCCTCTGGAAGCTTTCTGATATGCCGGATTTTTTTGTTGTCGAACATATCTATTTCTAATCGAATCCAACTCACCTTTGTCATTTAGCCACCTTCCCGTCTGGTAAGGACATTTCCGCCCTTACCACATTGATTTTCGGATGGATTTCTCCATTGAAGAGTCCATCCAGTTTTTTGTGTGATTTTCACAGCTATCATCTTCATCTATCAGGATACCTTTGCGGTCACACAGCCCGTTGTCGTTTTCAATACAAGTTTTGCATGTTTTATCTGCCATTTTCTTTACCCCAATCTAATTTCTGTCCACACTTATTGCAATAAAAATCTGATTTATAAAGTCCCTCACTGTTACAAACTGGGCAGTTACCTTTTGTCGTATAGTATCTGCCGGAAAAATCAAAAATAGATTTTATATTATTTGGTTTCTTCGGAATCTGTTTTTCTAATGCCTTAATTGCTTCCATTCTGACTTCGTAAGTGTAGTTACCACCATGAGCCGTGCTATCATAATTTAATTCTTTTAATGCTTCTTCTGATTTCATGTTAATCCTCCAATCCGGCTAACCAATTTAATTTCACATCGAATCGGTCAGCAATCTCTATCGCACACACAAACGGAATATTGCTGATTCCTTTTTCCCATTCCATGACTGCGGTATCAGTAACTTCGATAAGTTCTGCAAAATCTCTGAGAGACATATCATTTTGCAAACGCACCTCTCTAATTCTTTTTCCGATTGTCATTTTTTTTCATCTCCTCCAACTTATTCACAGCTTCCTCGTGAGTGAGAAATACTATTCTTCCAACATCTTCTAAACGGTAGCAACTTTCTCCCATATCTTCTTTGCCTATTGCGTCAAACCTTACAGCACGTTCATTTTTGTAACAGAGAAAATGAATTTCTGAAACAGTCATCGGAATAATCGGTCGCTTGGCTCCGGCATTTACTCTATAAACCGTGTCTCCAACCTTACACGGCAATCTCACAAGCAAGCCCTGTTCTTCTAAGTCTTCATAATCAGCAAGTTTGGTAAGAATTTTATCTGCAAACGGTTTTAATAATCCATCCGTAATTTCTTCCCTTGCGACTCCTGTACCATCAACATTTCTTTCTCTTTCGGTTAATCTCTCCATCTACTTCACCTCTTATCGCTTACTTTTTATCGCTCGTTTTCATCGCTTGTTTCTGTAATTTCTCTTAAGCAGGCATTCCAGCCAATCGCAATAATATCTTTTTGTGATTCTATATTGTCGATCGGAACGATATACTCTTTTTCTCTGGCAGTGGCTTCAATGGACACCAATCGGGTCTTGATTTGCTTTCGCAATCATAATGTTCTTCTGTCATCAGAACTATATCATAATCCAAACAGTCAGCTAATTCACACAAACCCTCATATTCAAGTTCACCGCAGTATGAAATTCCGAACGGGCAATCATAGCAATTCTCTGGTGTATCTATCACTAACGCTGATTTACTCATATGTTTCACTTCCTCTCAGCATCAGGCTCAAAGTATTATACCCCGGACAAGTCCTGACCCCGTTTCTAGTATCTCTTAACAGGACACAGTACGGATATAATGCCATGACCTCATAGACGCGTTCTGTGGCATCTTCACCGCACTGGTCGATGTATTTGAAGCACTTTCCCGGTCTAAGAAAATATCTTGCACATACATATGCTTTTGTTCCGAATATTGAACTTGCACTGCTCATTTGTGTTCCTCCATTCCTAAGTCAAATAATGTGATCTGTGATCTAAATTCTTCTAACCGTTTGTGAGCGTCATTGTAATAATCTTCATTAATTTCATACCCGATATATTCAAGCCCACATTCTTCATAGGCAATCAATGAACTTGCGCTCCCTACATGGGTATCAAGAATCTTCATTCCTTTCTGCAGATATTTCTGACATATCCAACGATATAAATTTACAGGTTTTTGAGTTGGGTGGATTCGCTTTTCGTTCAGTTTTTTGTTGCCCTGCTGTATTGTTCCTTCAATTATTGATTTTCCTTGAAACATTCCTCTCCACATATAGCGAAAAATGTCAACCCTTCTTGTAAGACTACAATAAGCGACTTCTGCGTCTGATTGATCTGAACCATCATTGCATTTATCCCAGATTATCAGGCCACCTGCCATTGGGTAATCAAAGTAATTACATCCCCAGATAATCTGATTCTTTGATACCCTGAATAGTTGTTTAAAATACTCTCGATCTGGCGGTTTATTATCCCAACCATAATTCTTATAGCCACCATCAGGAACATAAATGGAACTTCCATTTTTCTGCTTTACATATTTACTACGATTCTTACCGCCGTGTTCTTTGATTCCGTATGGTGGGTCTACAACTGCCACATCGAAGTAATTATCTGGAAAGTCCAGGAGAAAATTCATGCAGTCACCGCAAATAAATTCTCTTTGCATTATTGCTCCTCCTGTAATAATTCTGGGTTTTCAACTACTTCCATTTCAAGTCTTGTGACATATTCTTTCGTGAGCGGCATTGAATAGCAAAACGGTTCTGTTCTACTAAGTTCATCTGTATAAATAACTTCATAATGCCATCCGATGACTTCGTCTGTCACTGTTTCTGCTTCGAGATCAGTTACTCCAAACTCCCCGAATGTTGCTCTTACAAGCTCAACTGGATTCCCATGGCACATCAGGATATCATTCTCCCATATCTTATTTCCGTTCTTGCCGCAAAGTCCTGTGAACTGGCAGAGGGTTTCGGGGTCAACTTCTGTGCATCTCCATGTATTGTGTTTATCTTCAAAAAAAATAAAATGCTCTTCTTTTCCCAATAAATCATGTTTTTTTGCATAACATCCCTCGACCCATTTGCCATTATCAATCCGCTTTGCCTTGAAAAGAATTTCTCTCATTCAACTCCACCACCTTTCACAATTTCAACTGCTTCATTCAAGCATTGGGCTGTATACCAATCGTCACCCGATTCTGAAACTTTATCTTCGATTAACATTTCCAACTGTTGAACAACTTCATCTACATCAAAAGCAGTCGGCTGTTCACCAATTAAACCAGATATTTCTATATCTACGTCTGAGCTTCCAAGAGAATTAATTAATTTATCTGCATCAATCAGTCTCATAATCTTCACACTCCTCCGCATATTCATAACTGTCCATATCATCACATCTGCACTGGCAGGAATCCTGTTTCGTACAGCAGATGCAGCACTGTGTTTCGTTGTCCGGGCATTCTAATTTACAATATCCCATTTAGTCCTCCTTATATGGTTCTGGAAGTGGCATCCATGCAACGCATTTTAACAATTTCATATATTCTTTCGGCCCTTCAAAAAAATTTATAATATGCCAACCGTCAGACGTTGCGTGCTCATCATCTGGTCTGTTTATGAATTCTGCAACCCTTGGAATTAACTGATATCCTGTATCTAATTCTCTGAACACTGCAAGGAACCAGTCGCGTTCCTCTGGCAATTTTTCACTGACCGGAATCCAACCATTTTCTTTCTCATCCTGTTCCAGATCAGCAAGAAGTAATTCTACAATTTTTGAGATATTATTTTTCGAGAAATAAGCTCCGTTCCCTGTGTTTTCCACCTCATTCTTCAGTTGAATTAATCTGTCTTTAATATGGCTCATGCTCCCACCTCGCTATCTTCTGGCATCTGGAAGACCATTTTATTCATAATTACTTTACCAATAGCTTCAGCTAAAAGTTCGTTCTCTTTTGATGCTGGTGCTTCTACGAACATCTTTCCGATATTTGGAACTGTCATTGGAATTAGTTCTGTATCTGCACAAGCCTCCTGAATCATGTCCAGTACCTTGATAGCTTTTTCTTTTGTAGAATATCTTCCGACCATGAGTGAGCCTGTGCCATCTTCGACATAGATATCCTCACTATCCTTTTCAGGAAAGGCTGATACCGTGCAAATATTTTCGAAATTTACAATCATTCTTTTATCCTGACTTCTGATTAACATTTTGTGTCCTCCTTACCCGCATACATTTTTAACTGTTTCATCTTTTTAAGAAATAGTTTCATTTCATATCCTGTAAGTCCTACACAAGTATTTCCAATCCCTTTATCATCTCCTAAATCTGGATCATATGACTGCAAAATATGTCTACCAGATTTTTTGTGTCCAATGAAGACTTTTTGTGTAAAATTATATTCCTTATCTTTTCTTTTATACACACACCCATACTTTTCTTCTTCTTTTACAAATCCAATTTCCGCTAATTTCTCATCTACTGTTTTAAATAATTTCATTTCGCGTCCTCCTTATCTTTCTCACAGAATCCTCTGTGTTCATACACTGAATACTCGATTCCACAACTCTGTTTCATGTATGTAAGTTTCTCCCCTGTCAATTCACATTTGTGTTTTCTTGTATTCAGATACTTGCAGATTCCGTCACAGTAGTTCATTTTTTTCTCCTTATTTTCTCATATAATTCAAAATATTCTTCCAATGTTTCTGGCAGTTTGATACAATCTGGTTCATAAGGTTTCGGATATTCAGTATGTCCACACTTTGGACATTTGATTTGCGGTAGAAAGCCACTTCTCCATTCCATATTTCCGCCACATTTTCTGCAACGAATGTATCTCTCTACTTTCTTTGGTTTTGGCTTGAAAAATGATGTGTAATTATTATTTTTCATTGGCATCCTCACTTTCCCCATGTGAGTAACTGACACGCTATTGTGCAGTCCTCCATGATTAATTTATCCAAATGCTACCTGTCCGTTATTCTCCGGGATTCTTTAATACAATCCCCAGCTCTTCTTTAATAGCGTTTACGTAATCAATCCATTCTGCCAGACCGTCATTGATATAATCAGCAGCCCGGTCAAGTCCATTTCTAAATCTCTGACAGCGTTTCTCGCCAAAACCGAAATCATCATGCAGAACAGCGATTGACAATATTACAAATGAATCCGCTATAACCTCTTTTATCTTTTCTGACGCTTTATCAAGGTCTTTTACTGCCAGAGAGGTATGTATCCCGGTC